CCTTTCATTCATAAAGGTGTCCAGTCTTGTGGCATCGACTTCTATCTTAGTGACTGGCTCATTTATCTGCTCATTTTCAAGCAGTGAAGAAGCTCCTATGTTTGAGTTTTCATTTACCGCATCGACTGAATAAAACTCGATTTTTTGGTCTTTGTTGTATACCGCTTTTTCTATCAATTCTATATTAGCATCGGAATATCTTAGATTTCTTTTGCATAGGTTTATTGCGTATGGATTACACTCAAACGCATAAGACTTATCGACTCCATACATAGAACTAAATACCATTAGATCCACTATATCTCTTGAGCCACATTCAATTACGGTCTTGTAGTCAATACCAGACAGAAATCTGTTGAGCTTAACATTTACATAATCACAACCAACTTCAATATCTTTTTCGGTCGAGTTTCTAGCCAGTTCTTCTAAATCTATATACATCTTTCTTCCTTTAAAACAAAAATAAAACCTCACCCAAGTTTCCCTGAGTGAGGTCGCCCTAACCGGAGCACTCTTTATTCAAGAGTCTTAGTCTTAGGATTCCATTTCTGCCAACCACCGTCAGGTAGCCAGTTTCCATCGGCATCCTTGCGTTTGGGGAATAATCCACCACCCTTCTTGTTTGCACCAAATGCTAGTTTAGCACCACAGTCCACACAACGAAGTTCGTAGTATTCGTTACCATCATTCTCTCTCACGACAAATCTTAGGTTCTCAGAACCACATTTGCCACAAGATGTTTCACCAAATACTTCTTGAAAAGTAGCTAGTTGCTTCCAGATTTCACGAACGCTATCTGCTTCAAATTCTACGCTAAGTTTATTTACCTTGAAATTCGCTTTCATCAGTTTCTCCAATTCTTGTCATAACCCATAATCGTCTCTGGTATTTCTGTTGCTTTAGTTTGGTATTTATTAAGGACTCCGAGCATCGCAGAGGCTTTCTTCTTTTCTACCTCATTGATTGACCCATATTCGCCCTCACCAGAATTAATAAACCCAATAACGTTGATGTCCAATTGCCTACATTTATTGTCGATAAAGTTGATTTGAGAAGCACTAATCTTAGAGTCCTCAGCCCACTCACCGTCTGTAGGGTTGTCCTTCTGTACGCTTTGCTGCACAATAGACACAATGTCTTTTCTTGCTAATTCCTCAGCAGCTAGACATCGTACACCTAAAGCCTTACGCAAAGCTCGTCCTTCCGCACGAGTGCTTGCGGTAGCTACTGGATGAGCACAAAATAGGTCATCAGTATTACCGTGCCACACATCGGCAACTTCTTTAAAGACTCGGAGTTGTCCAGAGTTCATCCAATTGATTGCAACCTGATAAACAACTGTAGCTCTTCCGGGTCCATTTCCATCGGTTGCGGGAAATACTTGATCTGGGCCAGATTCAATAACCTCACCTAGTAGTAGTCCTGCAACTCTTCTCAGTCCTGCACAAATGGGATTTCCATCAATAAGTTCATCTTTGCGAAAATGTCCCATTACGTATTCATTCCATTCCTGTGAACCATACTCAGGAACGTCTGGATCTTTTGGTACTGCAATTACGTCTTGTTCCGTGACGGCTTCAAAGTCAAACATTTCTTCTTCAATTTCAACTGTTTTTGTCATCAAGAAATCTCCAGTTCTATAAGTCTCTTTGACTTCGGAGGAAATTTGGTAGCCACTTGCTTTACTACTGGCTGGACCATTTCCCAAAGTCTATTCTCAACACCCCTAGTAAAGCTGGGGCACAAATACTTAACTCTAATAACACAGTATCCATTTTTAATCATGATACCGTTCTTAATTGCATCGTGCTTGACATACTCTCGCAGATGCTTTTCACCAAATACGGGCATAAAATGTTGTGGCCCGTCTATCTCTATAATAGTATCAATATCAGGAAGATACAAGTCCATTTCATATTTTTCTCCACTTATCAAGCCTTTTTTATGTAGCTCAACAGTGTAACCTATGTTCTTCAGGTTTTCAAACAAACTTCTCTCCGCCTTAGACCCATCTCTAATTGTATCTCTCAGAGCCTCGCTGCCCTTTCTTTGTATCTCTTTTCTTTCAGCCTCACTCAGGCTTTCCCAGTGTTTCTTAGCCATTGCGCTACGTCGATTTCTTTCTTCTTCAGACATTGAGTCCCAATGCTTCTCTAAAGAGTTACTAATCTTGTCCTTGGCTTCTTCACTTCTTTTCTTGCCTTTTGTTGGATGCACAGCACTGCCATTCTCAAGAGCTTGTTTCTGTGCCTGACTTTTGCTACGTATCTCAACACCATTTGACAACAACACTCTCCTAATTTTATTAGGATAAGTATTATATCTTTCTGCAATAGCTTTGGTGCTCAGTTTTTCTTCCACGTAAAGTTCTATGATTTTGCTGGCGTCCATACTAACTCCTCTAACTGTTCCATGTTCCAATTATCTACAATACCCAAAACTTCTCGGTTAGCGTACTTCTCAATCAAGTCTTTATGGTATTGACTTCTTGCGATCAGTTGTATATTTTCATCTCTCATAATTTGTATAACGTCTGTAAATACGAGAGGGTTTCTTAGCCATTCTAAGTCCCAGACATAAAAGAATTTATCGGAACTGTTCTGTGTCTTTAACATCAGGTTCGCCGTTTCTACGCTGTTCGCTACTGTGACACCATAGTAATTAGCATAATAAGAAATGTTCATCACAGAGAAGAAAGGCTTCAGCACAGGTGGTGCTAGATTATTATAGAAGCAAACTGGCGAATATTCTACATCCTTTACCAGCTTGTTAAACTCTTTTATCAAATAAAAACTAGATTGTGTTGGCCCTAAATTATCGACAACCGCAGCAATTCTCTTCATCTTTTATCAAATTCTCCCAATACTTAAAAGACAGTTTTCGCTCATCATATATAATATTAGGAACTTCCTCAACAAATTGCACAAGTTTTTTATTAGTTATTTCTTGCCAATCATCAACAAATAATATAGGTAATTCTGAAAGACATCCATGAGTGAGGTGTCTCTGCACTATAGGTATGCAGCCCATATAAAGAGCTTCCCATATTCTGTGAGTGTCTACACCATTTCCTCTGGGGCAAATACAAAATGCATAGTTTGATAGATTACGAATATATACATCAAAGCCTTGACCATTAATAGATGGAGCAAAGTCTGCGTCTACTTTGCCGCTCACTATGAGGTTCATCAAGTCTACTCTGGATTCATGTGTTGATGGATTAAATTGAGTAAAGGCTCGCAGTAATCTTTTCTTTGGTTTCTCCGATTTAATAATTATATCACGTTTAGCTGGGTGCCAATGTGAATTCTCTAAACCTATCGGTATTGGAAATGTTCTACTCGATGGCGTACACAAATTTTGAGCATACCAACAGATTAGATTTTTAGGCAGTAGGTTACTCATTAATTGCACTTCTGTGTCACCGTTATGTGTCACAAGTTTGAACCCTACGTCTGGATTTGCTTCTATAAACACTAAGGCTTGTAGATATTTATCTGAAGGAGCGTACATAATCAACTCCTTCTTGTTGGGCATCTCTTGACCAAGCTCAAAATCGCAGATAGACTTAAAGCTGTCGCCATCAACAAAATCTACAGTGTACATTCATAAACTCCAGCAGTGCTAAGTTGTCCAGCAGTGTAAGGAACAGTATGCCATACCTTTAGATTGTTTACTTTGAAGTGATAGTTTAGTTCCCAATCTATTGATGTGCATATGGTAGTGAAGGTGGATAAAACTTTTTTCGCAGCTTCCTTTGTTATGATATAAGATGAAGTGCAGTTAGTCGCTGGGTGGTCAACTAATATAAAGTCTTTGTATTTCGCAGCCACTCTGCTGGCTACTAAGTTGTGGTCAAAACCTCCACCAAAGAATATAGCATCCCATTTGGCTCCCTTGATTTGTTTAGTATAATTTTCAATTCCTTTTTTGTCTATGTTGAGAACTACATCATCTTCTAGAAAAACTCCATAGTCAAAATCTGAAGCCACTAAGTCTTCCATGCACTTGATATGTTTGATACACAAGGAAATGCCACCCAAAGTCACTCCTTGATAACCCTCGTAATCCACCTCTGGATACATCCCAGATGTCCTCTCCTTAAACTTAGATAAATCAGGGGTATAATACTGCCCCAAAATTTCATCATTTAATTCGTCCTTATCATAGTCAAGATACCAGACAGGATCAATGCCAGTTTGTTCTAGCAAAGGGATCAGATTAGCTTTTCGCTGCTCATTTTTCTTGTAGTGCATTACATAAAATTGTGTTTTCATTTTAACCTCTTCGCCATATAAGAAGCTAAGCCTTTAGGTGAACAGAAATGCTCATACCACATGCGGCTAGCTTTTGAATAATATTCCATCTCTTCTGGGCTCGCCAATATCTTATCTACAATATTTGTAAGATTTGACCATGAATTATCTACAATAATATTAGGGGCGACATTGTACATTGGCACAAAAGGCATCTGCTGACTAATTATGACACATCCAGCTTGAGCAGCTTCAAAAAATCTAAAGCTTTCATAACTTGCAGAGCCAGTCGGCACGAGCGCTATTTTTGTATTGTTCATTACACTACAGTAGTCGTCAATTGGTTCGCCGTTATTCCAACCATTGTACCACAAAACTTTTGACTGATGTCCAGCACCCTCTAGTTCAGAGACAGAATTCTTAAAATGAACTCTGGAATATGGATCAAACTGACCCATCCATGACCAGTCATATTTTCTGTCACTTATGTTTATGTCTTGGTCTACAAAGCCTTCTAGCGAACACAGAGGCAGAGGGCTGACCTTTTCAGTCTTAAGCACCGATACTGGATTCTTCATATCTGCCATTGGTGCATATTGCTTGAATATATGAACATACGAATCATCATCCGCTTCTGCTGGCATTGCGTGTACTTCATCTGATGTTGATATGAATACCTTTGGGTATTTTGCCTCAATGGGTTTGTCATGGTTCCAAACTTGAATTATAAAAGAGTAGTCCTCTTCTAATTCTTCGTAAAGTATTTCGGCAGCCTTTTGGTATACGTAAGTGTCTGGGTTCTTGCTGGCATAGTTAATGATTTCCGACATTACACAAACCTTTCTAGGTTTTTGCTATGGACATGCAGATTGAATATTGGGAAACGTTCGCCATCCATTCTTATCACATAGGGGCGATCAGTAAATTCCGCATTTATTTCTTCTGCCAGCATTGCAGAGCCAATCATATGTTTTTGGTCAATGAACCCTGAACCATGGCCATTATTTGTGCCTCCTAAATACTGCCCATATGAACCCGGATCAAATATATAATGATGGTCTTCATTAAAGTTAGGGATTGTTGGTAGCGGGCAAAACATATTATTTACATGTGCTACGTGCAGCAATGACATTTCACTCACATGGTCAAAACCGAAGTTTTGCATTAACCATTGCTCTCCCTTTTCTAGTAGTTGATTAAAGAAGAGACACATATGTCTTGTGTGTTGTGGTGTAGGAATATGAGCAAAGGCAAACGTCACCTGATCCACAGACATGGGAGTCAGGCTCAATAACGGATGCGTAGGGACATCTCTAAGATCGCCATAAACTAGAACATCGTTCTCAAAATGAAACGCATCATAGATTCGCTCTCTATTCAGATATTCATCTAGATAGTAAAGTCTTTCGCAAGTTCTGTGCCAGAAAAGTTCTGGACTAGGATACGAAGTGTTTGGCGTACCATGCCTACGAAAGTCACATACATTATTGAACTCTTTGAGGACATCGCCGTCAGACAGCTCGTCTTGAGGAACCCAATTAACATCAAACTCCTCAAATATAGGTTGGTCATCTTTACAGATAAAATCCAGCTCAACATCTGGGTTGGTTTTTCTTGCTTTTTGAATTGAAAATCTAACGTAATCTGGTAAAGCTCCGCCGTCAGATATAAAAGTATTTACTATTTTCATATTTAAGTCCAAGTGTGAATTGTGAACAGGTCTACATCAGTAGCACCTTCATACATGTTTATTGCAGCTCTAATTTCTTCATGTGACCATTGTTTGTATTGCCCATGAGTCTTTGTTTTAGTGTGAGTGTGATTGTACATTTGAGGATGTGTTTTTGCTACATAGTTCCCATAGGTTTCAAACTCAGAGAACAAATATTCTTCGTTCACCAAAATTTCATTGAGATCATTTACAAACGTCTTCAGATCTGGTAGCATTTCTCGACACACATTTTTATCGAACAGCATAAAGTCATTTATGTAAGTATGATTGACTTGTCTACCAAAGCCGAAGTAAATTTCCATTAAGCTAAAGTATGGGATATGGTGTTGATCCCTGTCGCTAATAAAGAAGTTTGGCTTACCTCCAGCAAAGACATCAATAGGGCGATTGAAAATTAGATCAGAATCTATGCACATGTAAAGATCATTTCTAGTTACATCCTGAAAAGTCTTTATAAGTTGCTGATAGATCCAGTTAGGTCTAGTGAATTTTACTTCGCTTATATCTAAGTCGATAACCTCTGAATCCGTTAGACATATAAAATCATCTGATACTGCATGGTCAGGCGTTACCAAAAATATGTCGTGAGGCATTGGATTTAACCACTTCATTGACTCAAGACAGTAGTTGATTTTAGTATAATCTTTTGGGTGTGATAATATAATTGCGTCGTATTTCATTTATATTCCTTGTAATATATCAAGCTCTTGATGCGGACAAACAATCTGTTCAAAGTCTATACTCTCAAGAGAAAGGCGTTTACCTTCCTCATATTCATCTCTTAAGTCCAGCGCTACATAACTGTAGTTATCTCCATTCCTATTCTTTATTTGGTTTTGAACCCTATTGTTCGGAGAATTGACAACACAGCTATATTCAGGGCAAGCCATTAAAGCTGGAAGATCAAAGAAATACATTTGTAGCTTAGTCTCAAACTCATTCGGTGTTTGCTTCCACGCATATTTTGCTCTAGGTACTCCTATGTTAGAGTAGTGTTTCTCCAATACGCAAAGTTCGGTGCAAAATCTTAATAGCCTGTCCTTCTGGAATATATGCGCATCAACAGAAAGTGGATATGCCCAGTATCCTCCTACAGGAATGGATGTTCTATTCCAGACTAACAGGTTCCCTAAAGATCCTACCTGCTCCGGCAAAGCATCTTGTCTCAAAACACCATCGCCATAATCCCTCATGACCGTGTTTTTGCCTAACCTTAAAGATATGCAGGAAACTTGGCTTTCAAATGCCAGATCAATATCTTCTTCTGTCAGAGATAGTTCTCTGTAAACAATGTCATCATCGGTGAAAAAACAAACGTACTCGTCTAGCGAAGTATCAACAAGCTTTTTTATGTCGCTGAATATACTCGCAGACTGTCTAACAAAGTTGACATCCTGATGCTCTTTAATTAGAGTTTCATATGAATTTTCATGCTCCTTAGATGTAGTATACAAAACATCAATACGATGAATTGGATATCCGTACTGTGTGCATGGTATGCGAGATTTTATACTATTTAGAGTTAGATCTAACTGAAGCGCTCTATCTTTGCTAAATACGATTGAGGTAAACATCAAACTGCTCCCTGTTTTCATTGAACCAGTTTACCGTCATTTCTAGACCGTCTAGCAGATCGTACTTAGGCTCATAACCAAGTCTTTCTCTAGCTCGACCGATGTCTAGTTGTCTTCTAGGTTGTCCGTCTGGATAGTCTGAATTAAAGTATATAGCTCCATTGTACCCCATAACTTCTGCGATTGAATGAGCCAAGTATTTAATCTTTATTTCTCCGCCTGTTCCAATATTGATCGGCTCTGGAGATACATCTGTTTCCAGTGCTAACCTAAACGCATCCGCACAATCATATACATGTAGGAACTCTCTACTAGCTTCTCCTGTGCCCCAAACCTCTACAGCGTCTAAGTCAAACTTCATTGCCTTGTAAAACTTAAGGATAAGCGCCGGTATGACATGACTAATAGCAGGGTCGAAGTTGTCTTCAGGCCCATACATGTTTACGGGAACCAAGTTGACAGCATTAAAATCATACTGTTGATTATAAGCTACCAACAGCTGAGATAAAGTCTTTTTTGCGATTCCATACGGTGCGTTGGTTTCTTCGGGAAATCCTTTCCAGATGTCTTCTTCTTTGAATGGGACTTCTGTGAATTTGGGGTACGCACAAACAGTTCCAGCCATTACAAACTTGGAGACTTTGCTTAACCTTGATTGCTCGATAGTATTTAATCCCATTGCAAGATTATTATAAAAGAACAATCCGGGATTTTGTCTGTTCGCTTCAATTCCTCCAACAGTAGCTGCGAGGTGGATCACCGCCTTCGGTTCAAACTTATCGAAGGCTAACTTTGTGTCTTCTGCGCTCGTCAGGTCGAAGGAACTTCCGATAGCATGGACATTCTCGTAGCCATTATCTTTAAGATTAGCGACAACCGCTTTACCAAGAAAGCCAGTACCGCCTGTGACTAAAACCGATTCGTTTTTATACATTTATTTGACTCCTAGTTTTATTCCAACCAGTTATTATATTCTCTGCTTCTTGTTCACATCCGAAGTATCTAAGTATGTCAGCAATTCTATGGAAGTTAGTGTGTGTACTCAACAAAAACTCTTGACCCTGCTTTGCTAGCTGAGTTCTTTCGTCTTCGTTATTTAGATAATAGTCTATCTTGTCTCTAAAGTCTTGTGGGCTATCCGCAAAGACTACACCATTTCCATTGAATATTTTTGCAATAGATGTTACATTATCGGAGATACAAAAGCCTCCTGCACACAAAATCTTAAAACATCTCTCATTTATGTCGAAGCCATAATGGTGAGCATGAGGTTCACTAAGGTTCGGACAAACCTTCGCGGAGACAAAAAGGTCTTTTACTTTCGCATCTTGTATAACTCCACAATATTGATTAATGTGCCAAGGTTGATTCCCAAACACTTTAATATTATAATTATGAACAGGGAAACACATCGGTGTTAGATATTGATCTATCACAACACCTTTATATGGCCAGTAGCCACCAACAAATCCAATATCACAGGCCAATGACTCATCATACTTGCCTCCAAGATATTCTTGCACATCACCGCACATAATTAGAGACTTAGCATCTATGCCTATCTCTGCATACTTTGAATGTGTTTGGTCAACAGCTTCTTGGTCGTAGTGAATATGCACAAAATCTGGTTTGCCAGTCTCTTCTTTTAGCTTGGCTAATAATTGTATTTCTTGTTCAGTAGCATAAAGAACATTGAACCTTTGGTCTTGTTCAAAGTCTCCCCAATCTCCAGCACGAAGACCTACCTTTAGGTGCGGTCTTTCATAAATGCACTTGATCAGATCTGACGTAAGATTATATGCTTGCCCTAAGAACATATCTGGCTCAAACAAATCGAACGCATCGAAAGCTGACATATTCTTGCAGTCCCAAAATTGTGCCCTGATACCTACAGCATTAAATGCTTTTAACCAAGACATTCTTTGAAAATAGTGGGCGTGCATGCCATCACTAGATATTAAAATTTTCATTCTTTAAGTCTTTCATACAATCTATTTCTAATACTGAAATTTTATCTGGCTCAATAACTTTGATATTGCCGCCTTTACTTATTATAAGATTAAGCACCTCAAAAGTCAACATATTTCTTGTTTCTTCTGAATGTTTTAGGAATATCTGCCTCAATAATTTTAACTCTTTTCCGCACAAGTATACTATTTGACACCACTTTAAGTTCAAACCATGAGAGAAGATCGTCGCTTTATTTTTTACTTGGGTGATTCCAACTTCTCTATCTTGCATCGTGCTTTGTGAAGCCAAAGCAAAAGATCTGCTGTAGTCTAAGTCTCTTATTGCTTCTTGTCCAAAATACAAATCTCCATGAAAGAAGAGTATGCTGTCAGAGTCTGAGTTATTTGTGATGAGTCGCATTGTTTCTGCAGAGCCTGTAGTTTCGTACAACTGGTTCTCGACATATCTCACACCAGAACTTAGTCTTTTGATAACCTTGTTCGCGTCTACTCCAAGGCCAACCACAATCTCTGGTTCTGAGAAGACATTCCTAGCCGTAGAAATCTGATGTTCAAGCAGCATTTTATTGCCGATCTTCAGTAAAGATCGTGGCTCATTAGATTTAATTCTATTTCCTACGCCAGCAGAAAGTATGCCAACAGTTGTAGTGATAGAATCTTTCCTAATTTTTTGAGTAAATCTGTTCATTACGCTTTCTTATCTTCTCGGCATTATTTTGAAATATCTCTGCTGTCATCTTCATTGATTGGTTCAGTCCTGTTTCTCTCACATAAGATAGAGGTTCTGGCAGATGAGAAATCATACAAACGTTTGATAATCTTAGCCATAGATCATAATCTTCTGTACAGCCTATGAAGCCTTGACTTCCGGGCCCATGAAGATCACTATCATAGAACTCTCTGTTCTCCAACATGATTTTCGACAGGTAGGATTTTTTAATCAGTCCTGCGCTATGAACTATGCACTGCCGTTCTAGCTCAAACTTAGAGTATGGATACTTGTACTCGTATGTTTCATAATCGTTATAGCCATAAGACTTGTGAATCACATAATCTGAATATGTGACACCAATTTCTTCATGCTCCATTAGCTTTTCTACCTGCTTACTAACTTTACTAGGATGGTAAAGGTCATCGGCATCAAGAATAGCAAAAACATCAGCCCAGTTCCAAGCTTCCCAAATCGCTACGTTTCTAGCGGTACTGGCACCTGAGTTAGTAATGTGATAGCACCACAACCCCAAGTCGCTGCATTGGAACAACTTCATATCTCCAGTATAATATGCCTCACTAATAGGATGCGTATCGGTAATAGAAGATATGTCTTCCGATGCGTAATTTAGAAGTTTATCATAAGAGCCATCAGGTGAGCCATCATCAACCACGTAAACACGTAGCTGACCTTTGTAGTCTTGCTCTAAAGCGCTCGCTATAGCATCTAAAACATAATCGCCATAATTATAGTTAGTAATTATAACAGCTACATTAGGCAGATTCATCTATAAAGTCCTCCCAAGAAATAATTGTATCTGGGTCTGACGTATTCATACCTTCAACTTTTTCAACAAAGCTAAGAGTCATGTCTTCTCCTGTCTCTTTGTGTTGCAGCTTTCTACTGCCATCTAGAAACTTATATATAGCCGTTTGGAATATCATGCCATTCAAATCATCATACGGCTTGACTAATACAAGTCTCTTCATGTCTATGTTTATTCTGTCATTGATTTTCTCTAGAAGATCACGTCTCACATTTTCTCCGCTAGTCGTAACATACGCCCAACCATTCTTAGCATGTCTAAAGGCTTCGTCCAATAGGAAGTCATTTTTACTATCAACTAATGTCTGTACGATGTGGAATTCTGTTTTAATAAACCTGTTCAGTCGTATATCTTCTGCTGTGGTATTATTAAAAGTATTCCTTAACATCTCGTGTAACTGCTCATTATATTCAACTCTAGAATTAATCAGTGCCACATATCGAGCTTGACCGAAGGTCTGCTCTCTAATGTCTTTCAATGTTGCGCTAAGTCGATCAAGCATGCCTTCCTCATTATCCAAGAAGACAAAAAAGCCAACTCTTGGAGAGACTTCGTGCATAACAGACTTTATCATATCTTGCCGTTCTTCATCAGATAAAATGATCTCCCATTCTTTAGGTCTGTATGTATTGCAAAATCTATTAAAAGTATAGTGATGCTTATCTCCATCCAAAAGTAAATCATTTTTAGGGTTTAGCTTTTCAGCCCTATTTAACTTACATCCGGTCTGTGTGTTCTTTGTGTATTCTGCAAATACGCAGCCTTTACAACTAGTTTGAACTTGCATTTGCGATCCTCCTTGATGTTATAATACTTTGCATTGTTTCATTGTCCAAAGTCTTCTCTTCTATTTTTAGATTGCTCTTCTTAATAATCTCGCTAATAGTTTCTGTGTTTAGTACACAGCCAATTGAGGGAGAGTCTTCAAATAACAAAGAGTTCATATCAGACAAAGCCATTCCTGTTTTATTATATCTATACGCGAGCAAGTCGATGTCCTTCTGGTAGATGACTAGCTTCGAGTTTAATCTCATCTTTGAAACTATCTTGTCTAAGATGTAGCCTAGACTTTCAAAATTAAAAGCAGAAAGAAAGCTATCGACAATTATTTCTGTAGCTTCGTTGTTATCTACAACAGCGTCTAAAGTAGAAAAGTCTTTTACCCATACGTGGCTTTTGCTTTGTGGGTCTGTGTGTGAAAGTATAATCTTCATTACTTTTTATAATTCCTTATAACTTTGAAAAACAAGTCATTCCAGTTTTTAGTAAACCTGTCAAGACTATAATTATCTTTGATTGTATTCCGTGCATTTTCTCCAAGCCTTCTAGCTTCTTGAGGATTGTCAAGAAGAAATTGACAAGATGCGCGTAGCTCATCTGCGGTATCCGCAAGTAACCCGTTCTCACCGTGCTGGATTATTTCTGGAATCATACAGTTATTAGTGCTGACGATTGCGCAGCCACAAGCCATTGCTTCCATCAACACTGTTGGTACAGGTGAATGTATAGATGTGTTTAGAAATATTGACGAGCTTTTGTAGGCATCTCTCAAATCTTCTATACTATCAGCAGGTTCGGAGAAGCCGGGACTATTTCCTAAAACCTTAACTGGTAAAGTGCCTTCGTTAGTCTTAATTATTTCATTCCACAAGTTCCAGCCACAACACCAATCTCTGTTAGGCCATTCATTTACAACTGAGAGCAAAACGTTTTCACGTTCTAACTCTTCGCCTGTTTGCCAGAAGTCGTAGTCCATACCATGCTCGATAAAGCCGGTAGTTCTTTCTTGCTTTTTGCCCCAAGCTTTCATATTGTAATCAGAAATAAAACTGTCGTGATCGACAGTAATAGAATTGAAACCCTCAACCTGTTGCTGAACATCAAATCTAATGTCCGGCAGTACATGCGTATGCCTAATGATTGGGATGTTATACATTGCTTGTAAGTTCTTGGCAAATTGCAGTCTTTCGCAACTCGTGTGAGAAAGTATCAAGTCGAATTGTATGTGCCAAGGTATAATCTTTATCTCTTGGTAGTTTTCTGGTATTTCACCGTAGTCTTCATTCCATAACTTACCTTGAGCTATGGAATAAAAGTTGTGACCAGTGCGACACAAATTCTGCTCGTATCTTTCGTGAGTACAAAAGGTTAATATATTTAATTTATCTGTATCTTTCATAGTGGCACGGCGCACTATGGATTTTATAGAAACTTGATTTGGCTGACTAGCCATAAAGCAACTCCTTTAATTGTACTCCAACGTTTGCATTACTATAATTCTGTGCCTTTAGTTGCGCATCTGCACAAATTAAATCATATTTTTTTCTATCATTTTTGTATGTTTCATATGCAACCCTCATTGCAGATGCCAGATGTTCTATGTTTGGCTCCATCCATTTGGTATGGGAAGTATACATATAATCCAAAGAATCAGTGGCATTGTAGCAGTTCTTAGCTTCGGAATCCACTTTCCATCCATGACAGAAATCATCCATTCCTGTATTGCCAGTGTAGATGACAGGCATACCAATCGCCATAGATTCGAGTGCCGGTATGCACCAAGCCTCACCAAAGCTAGGCATTACAAAACAGTGACACTTCGCCATTAAAGACAATAAGTGTCTATCTTCTAGATGTCCAGCAATAGCAATTTCTTTCCTGTAATTGGAGCGTATCTTTAGTCTAGACTTGACAGAATCAGACAGATTCTTAAATGCTTCAAGTGTAGCGTCGTTAGAAAATCCAGACTTGTTTATTTTCAACATTAAGTTCACGGGTTCTGAAGGATGAAACTCTGTATGGAAGGCTCTGAGCAAACCTTCAATATTTTTTCTGTTTATCATCTCTCCAACAAAACAGAAGTTAAAGCAACCCTCAAACTCAGTTGCATCAGCACAGTCTTCTATATTGCTATACTTTGTCAAGTCAAGTGAGTGAGGAGCAATCTTGATAGGTGCTTTAACACCGCTTTTGTGACAGGCTTCGACCATTTGTTGGTTTGGAACCCACACTTCATCCATCATGTTGATATGCTTCTGCCACATTGTCTCTGTAAAAGTCACAGTTTCGGTGACGAAGAATCCAATGTTTTTGATTTTAGCATTATAACTATAAAGAGGCGGTAATGTGTGATAAATGCAGGCATCACAATCTGATTCGCTCTTAGCTTCTAACTTTGTAATCGTAGGGTGGATGTCGGCATGAGAGTTGTTGAATGTTATAGCTCTTGGCACTACATCTACTCCAGCAGAGTGCAAGGCTAAAATATTATTTAGTGAAGCGTAACCCCAGCCAGTTCTATCTTTATAATTACCTATGTAGAGTGTTTTCATTTTGCAACCTTTGTATTCTAATGTTTTCCCATTGGTTATGAATATTCCTCATCTTTGCCATGTAGTCATACGCCTGTTTTATGTCAAATGGAGTCCAAGATCTAATATCTCCATCAGTGTGTGACTCATTGAAGTAGAAATCTACGTTAGTATTCGCGACAGTACACTTATACATTAAATCTTTTAGTGTTCTCTTCCACTGGTGGTTTCCTATCCAGTCAGGCTTTCTTAAAACAGAGTCAAATAAGAAATTAACTTGGTCTTTAACTGTCAACCCGTCTGGTATCTCAGGAGCAGGCTCAAAGAGTCTTGGAGGCGAGTACCAAGTTTCTGACGGGTCTTTTACTGGTGTTGCGTCAAAGTAGTTCGCCCAGATTTCAGCCGTCTTATCCCAGTTGTATCTGCTTAAAGTTTTTTGCCTCATGCCAAAACCTAGCTGCTTTAGTTGCTCTCTGCGCATACTGTAAAGTTCAACAAACTTCAAGAAGGCAAAATTGACATCAGGAACTGCTCTTTTGCATCCTGTCTCACATTCAGTCTGTAGTGTTAGAACAGGTATCTTAATTGCTCCGATATTGTCACCCACAGAATCCATAGCAGAATACGATACTGTCATGACAGGAAGACCAGATTGGCTCGCTTCTAGCTGAGGCATGCCAAAACCTTCACTGTTTGCATACTGCACATAAACATCAAAAAGATTGTATATCTTAGCTAGGTCTTCTTCTTCGATTTTATTGTTGACTCCTACTAGCTCGCTCTTAAACGAGTTGCAAGCTCGACAATGGTTGAAAGTATCCTTATAGAACGAAGGTTCGATGTGACCGCATTGCTTACATTTGTAGGTAAACAAAACCCTGTTTGTTAGGTCGTATTCCTGTAGCAGATCTGGAATCTCCCATCCAACATCAGGATAATATGTATGGCAATACAGGAAGGCGTTGCTAGCTTTAGTAGTATCTAAGAATTCTCTAAATGCACGAAATAGGTCTGGGTAAAGTTTGCGCCTTTGGTTACGCATCACAGTCCCAATTATGAATGAGTCTGCTGTCAGTCCAGCACTTTCTTTATGCCTTTCTTTATTTTGTACAGGTGCAAAACTATTACTAGCACAGGGAGAAGCTACATCTACGAAGTTGAGATTCTTACACTGACCCAGCAAAACATCTCGACCAAACTCAGAATATGCAAACACTGCGTCTGCGGAAGCGAACGTATCCATCCACTGTTTGTTCTGAGGAAACGCATCTACAGTTGGCATGATAGCCCAGTTGTAGAACTCTCTATAGGTCGATCTTTGTTGAAACTCAAACATCCACCAATCACGAATATCCATAACAAAGTCAGGCTTGAAGTCTAGTAACACATGATTGAATGTGTATTCTCCAAATTCGTAAGTCGGTGAAGACTTATACTCACTCCACTCAGGAGAGTTTTTCTCTGGCTGGTTTCCATAGATCTTCCAACCTTTGGCATTTTGCTTTACTGAATTGTCAGTAGCATAGCAAGCTAGCTCAGCCACTTCAAAGCGAGGATCTAAGTGCAATCTAGATAGTAGCTCTTTTGTGTAAACAGAATATCCTGTTGGTAGGTAATGAGCTTCGGTACAAAAAAGTATTTTCTTAGGTCTCATATCTTTGTATTTTTCCAACTCCAGAATAGAATAGATTATAATATTCTTTTTTACTTAAGGTTAACATGTCGCAGATTTCTTTCCTATTGAAACCTTGTGACTTCATTTCTAGAATAAAAGATTCAGCGGGCAAAAGTCTATTCGCACAAGATACTAGTATATTCTTGAAGTCATTGACATACGACTTATCATCATAACTAACAGTCACCGTAGAGTTGGTAACATTGTTGTTTTGCCATCTCAATTCTTTTCTCAAGAATCTATTAAGATGATTCTTTACGCAAGAAAAGACATAAGGTCTCAGAGGTCCGATGTCAGGATCAAAGCTACTAACGGCTTTGAAATACCCAACAAAAGCTACCTGCAATAAATCTTCAAACTCAAAAGATTTGGCATGACCTCCAAATTGAACTACTAACGAAATTATAATATCAAAGTTTTCGTCTATAGCTGGAGGGTCACTGTGTGTCATTAGGTTCTCTGTCCTTAAAGACTCTAAAATTTTGAACTCTGAAGGCAACCTTCTGTTTTGGTTGACCGTTTGAATCATTCCATTTTTCCTGTCTAGCTACAGCATTTACGGCGATCATATCACCTTTGCTGCATAATTTATGTATAGTAAGAGCTCCACTATCCCAAGCGGAAAAGTCAAAAAAGTCAACACGCTTTACTTTGTTTCCGTTCTTATCTTTTCTATGCTCCTCGATTGCTAGCGAAAATGTTGCTAGCTTTGTGGTGCCAACATCTTTTATAATAGGGTCTGCTGTTAGCCTGCCCACGAATGTACAATTATTCATTATAATACTCCAAATATATTATATTTTAACTATAAACTAAGCTTGAGACACTTTGTTTATAATCAAACTTGTATCTTTTTTCTTAGAAACCTGTGCCATAACGATCACTGTGTTGCCTTCGTACAGCAACTGTTTGTTTTCTTCATACGCATCTGGAAAAACTATCGCTGAATCCAAGCACGCTGTAGAATCTTCAACGGATAAAAATGCCATGATCTGTCCGGGATTTTTACCGTTCTTAGTTTTGTATTCACGTAAAGCATTTATATGAACAGCAAGGTTAACATTTCCAGTCTTGCCCTGAGCTATCTCTTTGCAGGTCGTATTGACCAAAGAGCTTTGGACCGCATCCGTCTTTGAGTAGCTTAGCGACGTACCTAAGTATTTAATTTCTAAGTCTGCAATCTGCTCTGGATGATCTACAAGTTCAAACGGTGGTGATTCTACCACATTTCTAAGATCAAAAACTTTTACGAGCCTACGAGAGGTAATCTTGAGATTATTTATCATATTATCTAAAGACTGGACAAAGTTGTGACTTGAGTCGTAGTTTTCTTGAAGCCAAGTTCTCTCTCTGGCAGACAGGTCTTTGTAGCTTTTATATTCGTAGAGCATCTGGTTTCTATGCATACGGTTCTTAGTTCCATTAAAAGCACCAACATTTATCAGAGACTCCATTGATGTCTTATTGATTCTTGCACCTAAGTTAAACAATACGTCAGACCAAGTAAATTCAGTAAATGGTTTTTCGAGACTTTCTTCAAGCTCGGGTATTGCATCCAACAATTTGACAGTTTCAGAACTACCAACACCCTTCACGTTGTTGACACCAAAATATATCTTGTCTTCAGATATAGTGAAGTTGTTAAAGAACTTGCCCAGTCTTGGCGGCATTACTTCAATATCGTAAAGTTTGGCATCTGATACTAGTTCTCGAACTTCTGTTTGAGGGTCAGGCTTTCTGTCTGCGTGTCCGAGATAAGCCTCAAAGAACTCAATCTTGCGATGCACTTTACAATACGCACTTCTGTAAGCATTAACGGCATATGATACGGCATGAGACTTATTGAAAGCATACCTGTTTGACTTCTCAATCCAGCTAAAGATTTCCTCCGCAGTCTCTTTCTCTAGACCTCCAACAGAAATAGCACCGTCAATAAAAGATCCTTTGATCTGATTCATAAGGTCAGCTTTTTTCTTTCCGATAGCTTTACGAAGACTGTCCGCCTCTTTGAGGTCAAAGCCCGCCAGTTGCTGAGCAATCTTCATAGACTGCTCCTGATAAACAAGAACTCCGTAAGTTTCTTTTAGAATCGGCTCAAGACTGTCATGTAAATACTTAACCTCATCAATGCCAGCCTTACGGTCAACGTAGTGCTGGGTCATTGACTTACCTTCAGTAAAAGCTTTCAAACATCCGGGCCTAATTAGAGAGATTAGCGCAGCCAACTCTTCTATACTTCGAGGACGAACTCTTTTCGCCCAAGATCTGCCTAGCTGTGACTCTAGCTGAAAGACACCCTTTGTCTGCCCTTCGCAAATTAAATCCCAAACACCAGAGTCATTATAGTTGTCAATATTAAACGTAGAATTCTCCATTCGCAAACGCCTTTTCAAATTTAGTCTTCTGTGAAATGTTCCGCTGGAACTTCAAAAATTTAATCAATATATTAGCTGTGTCCTTCACATCCTGCAAGGCATCGTGAGCGTTTTGTTTGCTCTCTTCTGGAAAGCCCATATACTCACGCAAGAAGTCCATACTAAGACTCTTAAAGTCTTTGTTGTTCTCAGTCCAAGAGAAAACGATGTCCATCAAGTCTAACTTAAAGATAGGATTGAATACAGTCTGACGACCTCTAGCATCGGTTGTGCCGTGCATATCACACATACGCTGAACAATCGGAAGGTCAAACCCAATGATGTTGTAGCCAGCTGCGATAGGGGCAGTATAAGAGCTTTTCTTAAAGTTAAATTGCATACAGAAATCTTCAAACTTCTTCCATACAGTCTTTGGTAGCGGAGCTTTTGCTAGCGCTTCTCTGGTCTTGCCGGTAATCTTCAGCGCCTCTTCTTCGACTGGATCAAAGCCAGCCTCAATCGCTTTCTTATCATCAAGAATAGGGCGAATCTCACTATTGAAAATACCATTAGGTTGGATGGTTAGTTTTCTCCCATGCAAAGCAATAGCCGCAATTTGTGTCGGCTGTGTCTTGTGAGGATTCCTAGATCCTGTTTCAAAGTCAAATACAATTATGTCTCTATAATTCATCTAACAACACCTTTCAGTTCAAGAAATTTATCAACTGCATCATCAATACTATAAAATAATTTACTGTACATCTTCTTTTTATTATCCGAGTGTACTTGGTAAACTCCGTTAGCTCTTCCACGATACTGAGGCAGAAAGTGTCTCAAGTCGCAAAGACTAACATTTCTATACTCAATAGCGCAACCAGAAAAAACAACAGACTTGTAATCTTCTTTAGTGCTCATCTTTAATCTCCATAATTTTACTTAATAGGTCAATGCCTAGAATATCAAACTTAACGTGACCTTGATCCTCAAGATCTCCCATTTCAAAACCAGCGACAAGATTCTTGTTTCTGTCTTGAACCATCGGGCAAACCTCTCTCAGTTTATTAGCAGAAATAATGACTCCTGCGGCATGCTTGCCCTGTGACTTAATTGTACCTTCAATGTCAATAGCTTGCTCAAAGATTTCCGCTAAAGGTCCGATTAAATCTCCTTCTTGATTTACCTTGCACCACTTAACTAAGTCGCTAGGTTGGTAGAGTAGTGTCCATCTAATGAGAGACTTTTCTCCACTTTCTTCAATCAAGTCAGACACATCTGCTTCATTAGGAATATTCTTTGTTATATCATTCATCTCGGCAAAGGACACGGCGTTCGTGATGCGCATGATTTCTTTCAGCGCAGCTCGCCCTTGCAGTTTGTTAAATGTTAGCATCTGGGAGACATTATCCTCGCCGTATTTCGACTTAATATATGCGATAACATCATCTCGCTTTTCCGCTGGAACATCAACATCAATATCAGGCAAAGATACGTGATCTTCAGTATTACGTCCTGCATTGTAGAATCTTTCAAAGATCAAGTCATACTCAATAGGATCAATCTCTGTGATACCGATTAAATATGAGATCAAACATCCGGCAGCAGACCCTCGTCCGGGTCCCGGCAACCAGCCTTGTTCTCTAACATAGTTTACAATATCTTGAACAATCAAGAAATAACCAGACAGATCTGCTTCAAAAATAACATCCATCTCGTTCTTGATTCTATCGAGATATTCCTGCTTTACATCCTCATCGTCAACCTTGCCCGTCTCGGCAAGCAAAGTTCGCCAGCCATCTCTACATAACTGTTTCAGGTATTCATCTTCATCATACCCTTCTGGACAATCGAATTTAGGCAGCATTGGTTTACCAAGAACATTATATTCTTCGCATTGTGCTGCAATGTCAGCAACTTTATCTATCAGATCACTATCATAGGCTGATTGAACTTCATTTGGCGACAACATATAATACTTGTCAGAGTCAAAGAAGCCTTTGAGTTTTTTGAACCCATCCTGTTTTAGCCTCTCTTTTGACTTAGCCATTGTAGTCTTCATTGCAGAACACAGGAGTATTCTATGCAGCTCCGCATCTTTTGTTTCAGCATAATAACTAGGCTGTTGCTTTAGCTCATCAATGCAAATCAAATTTTCACTGTGAGATTTTAGTAGCTTGTAAACAACGTCATCACTATACGAGTTTTTCTTAGAAACTAAGTCGATCAGGTCAAACCAACCAGCTTTGTTTTTAGCCAAGAGAGTAGTTGGCTTATGGCTTTCAAATTCAAATGTACAGCCAATGATAGGCTTAATGTTATTCTTCTTGCAAGTTTTGTAAAAGGCTACAGCGCCAGAGATAGTATTTATATCAGTGATAGCGCAAGATTTGTAGCCAAACTCTTTGCATTTAGCTACGAGCTGTTCTGGTTTAGAATAACCTCTCTGTAAGCTAAAGTGCGTCTTATTGTTCAGCGGAATCCAATTCATTACAGTCCTCAAATTTATTCAATTCTGAAATAGCAACATTATGACAATCTGCTCGAACTATAAAGCCATTAGATGGATCTTTCTGGCCTTTTGTAAGTTTGCGAGCTTTCTTAAAGTAATCATCGTGAGTCAACCAACCTAAGACCCACGCCCTTCCCCATCTTCTATTTTTATTTTCAATTCTAACAAAAACATATCTATCACACTTCTGCTTTGTGTTAAAGTTAGCAACTGAACAATCATAGTAAGGTTTAGGTGGAGAAGTACACCGTTTTGTTTTTACGTCGTACTTGATTCCGTCCTGTGAAACCAAGTCGTAATCGTAGGTGTTATTAATTGTACCACCTATAACAACATTTGCAACCTCTTCTCCTAAAAACCCAGCAATATTTCCATCGCCCTTCATGATGGAGTTCTTGATGACTCCCATCTCTCTGGACTTTGCCCATGCTCGCTTCTTCATATCTTCTGTAATTTTTACTTCAATCATTATCCGGGAGCCTCATAATATCCAACATCGAAACCTTCTCTTGTGCAATTTTGTATTGTATCTAGCATACCAAATTGGTCTAGGTGATTACTGACATGACGACACATACTTTCATCAGTTCCCGGCCAATCTTTCTTACAGAAGTCACAGAGTTTTTGACACTTCCAGTGAGATTGATTTCTTGACAACATTCTTGGTCTAGTCGTCTTTTTGATTTCTTGAAATCTATCTTTTAACATGCCAAGAAACTTTTGCCTATCAGACTCCTCAAAGCAAATACTGAACGGGCCTCCATCTCTAATAAAGTATATCGACATAATCGCGTCATCATATTCAGGGAAAATCTTAGAAATAGCATAATGATAAAGCATTAGTTGCGGATCTTTGCAGAGCTTCTCGTATGTTTTCTCTTCTCCTGTAGCCCAGTTTAATCTGCGACCAGTCTTCCAGTCAATCACTTCGATGACTCTATCTGACACTTCTGTTACTAAGTCAATAGTGCCCTTGATGGCAAGCCTACCTTCGACCTTACTGCCGTCAGGCATGTCATATTCGTACTTTCCCCAGTCTTCTTCGATAGGAATGTCAAACTGCGGTTCCGCCGCAACAATATTTCTCTTGCGAGGATCAAAGTTGCCGTCATCATAAGTCAGTGCGTCCCAAGTAAGTTTATCACAAAACTTGTAGTCGGCATTTGTATAATGATGTGTACACGGAACAGTGTAGTGATCGTAGCTACGCTTAAGGATTTCGTTTACAAATTTCTTTGTTCCGAGTCTACGCTTGGTAAACTCGACCTCTCCGATAGCGTCATCCTCAAGCAATAGCTCGTCACCATCTTGTAGCAATTTTTTGCATCCAGCTAAAACCTCCATGACCTTGTGTACAACTGTACCAAGTTGAGCTTTTTTGCCCGATACAGTCTGATGACCCAAAACATAGGTCATAAAGTATTGCATCTGACAGTATTCAAAATTATTATAACTAGAACTTCTTATGTACGTTACTAACATGTTATTCCTTAATCTTATGGATTCCACCTACCAACTCTGGCTTATCCGCATCTGGAATTGATTCAGTAGGTGCTTCAATTTCACTACCAAGCCAACCCCACTTCTCAAGAAGCGAGATGATTTCCACGTTGGTTTCATGTAGTGTAAGTTCTTTATTGTCTATTGTTGCATCGTAGTTTTGTATCTTTTCACTTTCTACTTCGCTGCTATGTGTATCAGCATCAACACCTCTAGTCAATCGGACGACTTTGCCTCCTGCTCTTTGAACTGCATCTACTTCATTTTGAAACCGACAGTCAGAAATTACAGCAACTAAAGGCTCCTCAGTGCGAATACTCTTGAGTGTGTGTTCAGTCCAAATCTCTGGATGGATTTTACGACAAATGTCTGTACCAAAAAACTGCATGAACTCTCTAGCCGTCATACGACCTTCTTCATCACCCTCATATCCGGGCATATCTTGCCAACGAAACCAAGTTAAAGTATTCTTTTCTTGGTCAGTTCCATAGCATTGTGCATTATCAAGGTCAAATAAGCCGTTGCAAATTTCTTTGAGTGCACCAGCAAAGGAATAGTGCTTAATGAAAGGCCATAAGTTTTCTGCGGCCCACAACCCAAAGTCAAGATCTGTCCTAGTTACATCAAGAACTCCTTGAGTAGTTTCTTCTACGCCATTTGCGTTAGTCGAAGTTGTATCTACAATCAACCTGCCCTTATCATCAATATTGAAACCTTTAATCAGATGATGACATCTCATTTGATAACCATGTAGAAACGCGCAAGCTGAATTTTTGCCTGACTGTTTTCTGCCAGCGAAAGCCAAAATTCTTGTCATTTATAGAACTCCTTCTAATTTATTTATAATTTGATCTTGTATTTGTTCGACTGTCATATCGCCAACATCTTTTTGGTCAATTTGAGGTCGATAGTAATTGAATCTTCTGCCACATCGTTTGAGGATTTGTTGTGCGGCTTTCTCGCCAGCTTCATCATAGTCGGTAAGTATTACAACATTTCTTGCACCACTTCTTTCTATTAGTATTAGTTGGTCTTCACTGAGACTCGCACCAAATATTCCAACAGTGTTTGTAATCCCAGCCTCGTGCATACGCCAAACATCACCTTGTCCTTCTACTAAAACAATAGTGCCTTTTCTCATTATATCATCTTTGGCAACATTATACCCGTATAAATAAGAACTTTTTTTGAAACCTTTACTATGCAGCCATTTTGGTTGCATGTTCTGATAGACGGCTCTACCAATACAAGCAACGTAATTATTATTCTCATCATAGATAGGTACAACTACTCGGCCTGACATTGGTTTGCCTTTACCGATGCACATACCTATATCAAACTTCTCAAGAGTTTCTGGTTTATATCCACGATTGATGTAGTATTGTGATGGTATATCAAGCTTGCTCACGACAGCATCTCTATCAATAACTTGCTCATGCCTCATAGGTTCTCTCTGAAAAACCTCAAGTATCTTTACCACGCTGTAGTTCTCAACTGGTTGCTCAAACTCAATTGTCTCTGGATCTAAACCCAAAAATTTACTACAAAAATAAAAGGTCTCTAATACTCCGACCTCTTTAGCTTTTCTGTTTGACAAGACACCACGAACAAAACCAAAAGTGTTCTTACCAAAGTCTTCGTGACAGTTGGCAGTCCAACAGTTCCAGTTCCCTTTGGAGCTCACTCCATCTGTAAAAATAGAACAGCCCTCTGGATTGTCTCCGCCGTGAATAGGGCAAGCACATGCAAGTCTATTCGGGTACTCAATGTATTCAATATCGAAATATTTAAGCAAATCTTCAACCCTATTGGAGAGCTGATTAGACACCGCTAATATCTGCTGATTCGTTAGTCGTTTGTTCAAAACCATCATCCTTAATTTTGCTTGACTTATGGGCTTCATTTCTTGTCTTGCCCTCGACAAGCTTACCAAATTTACCAAACATATTCATATTGATGTAGTCACCGTCATCAAGTCCGGCTCCGTGACGAGCAACAATTGGAACAAGTTTTCTGTTACCATGCTCCTCTCCGTCATCAGCCATTTCTTCATCTGACTTCATCTTAAAAATAGTAAAGCTGGTACACAACCAAATCAATCTATCAGAACCACTGACAACATCTGTTGATTCCTTTGTGATACCATCTCTGTTTAGCTGTACAAAGCTCAGACAAGGAACATCATGTTTTACGCAGAAGTTATGTAACTGCGTGATTTGAAATCCTAGCACTTGAAACTCCTGCATGGAGTTGGAGATGCTGTCCGAGTTCATCAATTTTAAATAGTCATAAATTATAATACAATCGTTTGTTCTACCATTTTCATCAAAGCCAACTTCTTGATGAATCCATTTACGCATAATTGCAAGAATGTTTTCAAATGGTTGGCCAGCAATACTAACGTAGTGATATGGGATATTCTGTAGTTCTTCAGCTGCTTTTTCTACTTTCTCAATGTCCAAATCATTATTAGCAAATTTACCACTAGCTAACTTGTTAATCTCCACACCACTAAGGTTCGCTAGCATACGGTTGAGATGGTCTTCTTTCGACATTTCAGTGTCTAACATCAACACTGGAATATTTAAGTTTCTAGATACGTGCATAGCTACAGCATCGCCAAACATGGACTTACCAACTTTAGGGCGAGCAGCAACTAGATCTACGCATTTCCTGCGTATACCTCCACCAATCGCCTCATCAAAGCGAGGAAAGCCAGTGCTGATACCCAACATCTCATTTTGGTTCTCTTTCAAGAACTCAACGTATTCGCCTACATCCTCACCAATGATTTTTGGTTTGTTATCTGAGCCTTGATATATCTTTGAAGTAGCATCGAGAATAGGTGTTTCAATCAAAGAGATGATCTCTGCAATATCTTCGTCACCATTAATCTTGTCTACTTCCAGAGAGCATTTGGCCAAAGTCTTCTTTACGTCACGAGCTATCTTGAGCTTAGCTAACTTGGCTCCATTAACAGGAATGTTGTCTTCCAGAATCGGAGTATCAAACAAGTATCTTAGATAACCAGCTTCTTCCTTAATAATATCATAATGATTGAGCTGATTAGCAGCGGAAAGCAATGACGAAAGCTCCGCTTTTTGAGTGGATTCAAGAGACTTTTTTATGCAGTCAAAGATAACCTGATTTGTTTGGTCTACAAAATACTCGGTGCTGATATACTCAACCTCAAGCATTGCATCAATTCCGTATTGACACAAGCCAGCGAGAACCGCAGACTCAGCTGCGGCATCTTCTAGCTTATTTTCATTTTGTTTAATTCGTACCATAATAACCCCACATTGGCCATTGCATAAGAAAACCACATGAGGGCATGTGGATAATCTTTTTGTTTCATACAAGAAACACAGACAGCTAAGTACATTACCGAAGCTGTTGCGATTGCAAGTATCCCTAAATTCATTTACATTCCTCTAAAAATATAGAACCCCATACAAATGCTGGCGCTTAAAAATACGCCGAGCAGAAAATCTTTCCATTCCAAATTAATTGATTTCTTCATTATCCAAAAAACCCTTTGATCTTAGTTAAGATGTCCCCACCTCCAAAACCACCTTTGAAGATTACTAGGTATGCTACTATAGCACCAACTATGATAAAAAACAACCACTTTCTCTTAGAAGCGACCGCATAAAACTTTTCTTTTATTGCGGCAATCTTCTCTAATCGGTAGTTTCGTCTTTCTTCAACCTTCTCTTTGCGTTCTTCTCTACGTTCTTCTTTTGCCTCTTTCCTGATTTCACCTCTAGTTCTAGTAGTCTCTGGCAATTCTTCAGCCTCCGACTCTTCACTGATAACGGAATCAAGAGTAGATACTATCTCATCTACTTGAGAAGTGTCATAGGTTTTATTGGGAAAAATTTTATCTTTTATACTTTGTAATATATTCTTAAACATTATAAACCTTTTACATAATCTAAGTTAAGATCCAAATCTTGCTTGACAAACCAGCGATGCCAAATGTATTTTCCGCAAGGACTTTTGGATGTGTAGAAATTATCATAACCGAGAGACTCCATGTAGCCGTAATCTAAATAGTTAGGCACATCGTGATTCTCTGCGCAAATTAATTTTATGTTCGTCTTTGAAAAGTCTATTCCAGAAATAGCTTCGTGCTCAAAGCCTTCTAAATCTAGTGACAAAAAGTCTATCTCAGTGATAGAATTCTCATCAAATATATCTTGCAACATCCTAGCTGGAGATTGAAAAGAATTGTCACCAGAAGCTCCTTCTGCGCAACTTGCTACCATGCCTGCACCATGAAATATTATTGTGTCTTGGTTGTACTCATTGCCTACAATAGCAGAGTGAATAAACTTGGTGTTTGGTCTATTGACAAGATACCCTGCCTGATAAGAACTATGTGCATCAATCGCTATGCCTTGCCACCCACTCTGCTCCAACTTGTATGTATTGTTTTGTTCTACGTAACTGTTACATCCCGCATCAACAAAAAATCCAGACGAGCCGAGAATTGATAGAACAATGTCATCTACGTTGTCTTGTGCTGCCATTACTTTCCACTGCTCCCAAAGCCGCCCTCTCCACGATCAGTATCGTCTAGACTTTCGACTTCTAAAAATTCAACATCTTCAACTTTTTGTATAATTAACTGCGCTATTCTATCGCCCGGCTGAACGTGTACCATTTGGTCAGAAGTATTCAGTAGGCATACTTTTATTTCACCTCTATATCCAGAGTCAATAACGCCTGCAAGCACATCAATCCCACTTTTAACTGACAAGCCAGATCTTGGCCAGATAAGACCGCAATAACCATCAGGAATCGCTATAGATATATCTGTGGAGATTAACCTTCTTTTATGTGGAAAAATTGGCTGTGCTAAATCTGAAGCATATATATCCCAACCAGCGTCAGAACTGTGTGCCTTAGTTGGAACTTTAGCATCTTTACTTAGTAACTTGACTTTTATCATTATCTTCTCCTGTTAGATAAGCAGCCGTCACAGACAAACCATTCTCTACGGTGTGTCTCAGCTACTTCAAAAGTTTTTGAGCAACTTTGACAGGTCTGATTAACCTTTCTAGGTGCTTTCCTTCTTTCTGTTGGTGTTACTGATGGAGTTTCTATATCCATATGCTCAGTTCTGTCATCAAAGAACTTGTTCTCTCTTTGTCTAATATCATTGACAGGAGTTCTTGAGCTAGATCTAGATTCTCTACTCACAACAAACTCATCAGCAGTGACTCTCTGAGGTGAAGCTTCTTCCTTCTTTACGACCTGTTTTACTTCAGGTTGAGCAGGCGTTTCGGTTTCAACTTGCACCTCTAGTAGAGAGTTTGCCATATTTATTAAATCTTCATCATTTAGAGCGATACCTTTCTTGAGTAGCTCTTTTGCTGTATCAATTATTGACATTAGTAACCTCTTCTTTTACCTAAGTCTTGCAATAGCGCAGCCATTCTTTTAGCGTTGTCAACTTTACCAGAAAGCCGATTGAGTCTAGCCTGCGACATAATCTTTAATCTATTTAATTCTGTAGCCATTGGATTTTCTTTTATTGCGGAGTAATATTTTTCCTGCCATTTGGAATATTGTCCTCCGTAGTTCTGTAGTTTGTCTCCGACCATAAACCAGATACTGTCATCACAAAACTCAACGACTGTCTTCTCTTTATTATAAACACCTTGAAGATATTCTGCATGAGCAAAAAGAACAAAAGAATAGGACAGTGCCTTCTCTTGGCTCAGTGATCTAACCTCATCAGAACTGAGCGCCATGATTGGCTCGACTTCCTCGTTTTCTTTTGCGAGATCTGCGTTTCTATCTTCAATCCAGTCATCCACCTTTGAGAGGAATTCTGTTACTTTTTGTTCGTTAGTCAAATTTTTCTCTCCATTGTTCTTCAGACTCGTCGTAATTTAATTCAATCAAAGTCATATGATTCAGTTCGCACCAAGCTCTTTTATCTTTATCTCTTGCTTGAGCTTTGAAAAACGCCATCTTATCTTTGTGAAAAAATGAATTGAACTTAAAGTGTTGTTCGCCATGCACTTCTACGACCAGTTCTCTATTTGGCACATAAAGGTCAGCATAAAGTAATGTTTTTCTAGAGCCAGTTTTAGTGCCGGGAAGCGTGACTTCTTCTAAGATTCTATCATATGGATAAATGTCTTTCAATAACTTTCTAGCTTTTTTGTGCAAAGAAGACCTATTTTTTTCACTCACCGAAGCCTGACTTCTGGAAGGATTCCACTTCCAGACTTTACCATCAAGACCGTGTATTTCCATTAGAGCATACCCTTAATTTCTTTCTCTAAGATATCAAACACTTCTTCGTTCGCCAGCAAGAAGTTGTAAAGTCTTTCTTGCCCTTGGAACTTTACTGCCTTTAAGACCGCCTCAGTATCTTCTATATTTGTTTCTGGTTTTATCTTCTTTACTACGTCTGTAAACCCAACCATAAACTCACATGTAAACCAAGCGCCAGCTTTGCCAATTAAACCCAAATCCAACCCAAGCATAATAAGTTCTTGAATCTTGTCTACGCCATGACCATATTTGATCCAGCTTTGACATTCTGTGCCGGGAGACCCCATTGAGGAACACACAATCTTCCAATTCACAGCTTGGCCTATCTGTGTGTCGCTTTGAACCCAAGGAGTGATAGATTTGACCTCCATGCGTGTATCAGCCTGATATTGAATCTTGCGCCCACAGTCTGGCATCCTTGAAGCACCATAGCCTGAAGTATTAGCAATAAAGTGTGTAATAATAATTAAAGTGGCTCGTTGATTAGGAACGATTTGTCCCATCTTCTTACAGAAGACTGAAAGAATCTTTGGAAGACCTGCTCGTCCGGGAGTCATATCTCCATCCAGTTCTTTCTCGGGCATTAGCGATGAAGTGGAATCAATAATACAGACACACCCTTCATTCTCTTTTGCGCTAACAAGCTTGACTGCAATATCCAGAAACGCTTCTGCACTAAGTGGCTCGTCTTCAGAATGGATGATTTGCATCTTTTCTTTATCTAAACCATCAACACCAAGAAGGTTCATCTCTTTTAATCGACCTTCAGCGTCAAGATAGATAATTGGACGACCTTCTTTCTGGCAGTTGGCGGCAATCTGCAAAGCTGTGGTTGTTTTGCCGCACTTCGGATCTCCGGTTAAGATAACCCAAGAGCCTTCCTTGATTCCGCCACCCAATGCCAAGTCAATCGAAGGACTGACGGTGACAACCTTGTAATCTTTCCTTCTCTCTAGAATTTGATTCCCAGTAGAAATCACATTGCCATACTTCTTAACAATTTCTTTTACAAATGCTGGATCAGCCTTCTTTGTTTTTGCCATTTGAATTCCTCAATTTAGAAAAGAGCGATTTGTTACCAAAGCTCTTCATTGGTTTTACATTTACATTATCTTCTTCTACTTCAATAATATCAACCTCTTTGGGTTTTGGCCTTGAATCTAGAAGTTTTTTGTGTTTTTTGACTTCATCTTTTACCCACTTGGGCAATGCAGAGTAAACTCGTTTGTTTTTATTTATGATATAGTCATAGACAGCATCTTCGCCAAATTCAGAAATCATTTTATAGACTTCTTGAACCTGACGTTGATACTGTTTTTTACGAGTTTTATTCCAGAACTTGTAGGGCAAAGAGCCTTTGTTTTCTCTCTCTGATCTACGTTGCACCAATATCTCAGCTATGTATTGGCCTGTAGTACAGTAATCACCCGTTGAGGGTGACTTGAACCTGCTCGTTTTGCTTCTTCGTTTCGCCATCTTTCCAAATCATCCAAGAGAGATTTTCTTGAGTAATCATTCTCTTCTGTGTAAATTCCATAAAGTCGCACTCTGGCCAACTATACTTCTTCACTTCTACTTCAAGATCATCATTTAATAAACCAAATGTCATGTGCTGGTAGGACGGGCCATCTCCAGTCACCATATCAATATCTTTTGAAAAGCCTCTAGCAATGAAAAAACCATCAAGGCCATCTTCGTTTTCAAAAACAACTTCTTCTGGCGCGCCCATCACAATTACTTGCGCCTTAGCTACACATCTACCATTTTCTTCACAGTATCTCTGCAATCTAAGCCAAGGGCTTTCAGGTACTCCGGGACGCTCATAGTCGCCCCATACAATTGTACCATCATCTAACGTGCACTTCCAAGTCATGGAAACATCTTCCATAATCAGTTTACGGATATGTTCATCTCTGACAGTACAAATCATGTTAGTCTCCCTTAATCTTATGGATAGCACCTCTGTGGCGACGAGCGACATTAATCTTGTCAGGAAGTCTTTCTTCCTTAGTTCCGTCTCCAGCCATAGAAGCCTGTTCAGTCATGATAACTGTTCCGTAGCGATTGTTTCTAGCCATTAGTTCACCAGCTTTAGGCATCTCAGGCTCTTCTTCTTCGGGCTCACTACCTGTAATAGTAGCAGAAACTGCTGGCTTTTCTTCTGCTGAATCGTGCAGTAGTTCTTCTTCGCCTAATTTTGTAAGATACTTGTCTACAGATTTCTCAGACCTGTCAAGCTCTTCTGCAATTTCACCCACAGGCAACTCTCGATTGTCCTCAATATACTGTTTTTCGCTTTTTGAAAGCGGGCCTTTCTTAGTCATTTTAAACCTCCATAAGTGATCTTCTTGCTCGTGTCAAAAAGATTCTATCTCTATTTGTTAAATATTCTATATAGTAATTGTATACGTTTTCTTTAACTTTCCTGAAGTCAAAGTATGGTCTGTTATGCATGTTTCTATCTGCACCAAAAGGGTCGAACAAATCACCTCTACCATATTTGATATAATGAGTTTTGTATTCGCCATTCACGACAATTTTAGCAAATGCATCTTTTTCTTTAACTTCTTCGCCTTTGGCTCCAATAAAGGTTGTAACCTTAGTCGGAACTTCTGGTAAATTCAGATGAGAAATATCATCATTTTCGCCTCTAGCCATCTAATTTCTCCAATAACTCTTTGATCTTTTTAATACAATCTGCTCTGTCAAAGCCGTCTATAGCTATCTTAGCTTGACGACCAATATCATATCTTGCAAGTTCTTCTTCACTAGCTGGAATAGGATCTAGATCTCCATTCCTAAGAACTTCATGCACAGCAATACCGATATGTATAATTGCTTTGTGCGGTAAGTTAGCTCTATCAACCATTACTCACCTTTCTCTATGTATTTCATTTTTTCAGCAGTAGACATCTTGTTGATTTTGTTTCTGCGTTGATTAACCTCTCGGTCTTTCTTAACCTTGTCCATATTATCAGCCTGCATCTTATCTTGCAGTTCATAGCTTCCCATCTTCTGTGTATTCCTATCGGCTAGGTGTCTTACTGTTGTAGGCTCACCCTTTACAGACACATGAGGAGCATCTAGTATAACTCTTCTAAATTTATGTTTCTTGCATGACGGACATCTTACCAAAGGTTTCTCCGAGAATCTTTGGAACACTTCTTTATAATGTCCACACTCACTACACTCATAATCGTAGGTTGGCATTTTGAATCCTTAATACAGATTGTTTATAACTTGACAAACTTTTTCTATATCTTTTATATCCATGTCGTGGTGATTTGGCACATACATTCCGTTAGAATCTACTAAACAAGAGTTTTTATGACCAACTTTGCCAAATAATTTTTGCCAAACTGGTTGCATACCAATGCTCCCAGCTATGAGAGGTCTACATTCAATATTGTTGTCATTAAGAGATTCTGCAAGCTTTTCTCTATCTCTAACAATTATTGGATAGCCCATGTTTGATACGAGATTTTGGCACGAAGAAGGCTGTGGTTTCCAGATTGTGTCTTTGATTAGTTCGTCATAAATCAAGAAATTTTCATGACGTTTACTTGCAATATTATCTATCTTATCGACCTGTCTCAGGCCAATAAATGCTTGCAAATCTGTAGACCTTAAGTTAAATCCAGCAAAGTAAAATTTATAAAGAGCATTGAACTCGTCTACATTATACTGGTTTCTATACTTTTTCTTAGAATCTTCAGATATGTCTCTATCCCACCCATGACTACGAATCATGCGAAGAATTTCTGCAAGATCATCATCATCGGTGCAAATCATACCGCCTTCGATGGTAGATATGTGATGTCCAAAATAAAATGAGAACGAACTCATGTCGCCAAAAGTTCCTAGCTTCTTGCCATGCACTTCTGATCCAAGACTTTCGCAAGTGTCTTCTATTAGCAGAACAGAGTATTTGTCACAAAGGGCTTTGACTTCTTGTATATTGCAGTCGAACCCTAGCACATGTACCAATATAAGGGCGGCAGGATTTTCAGTTTGAAATATATTCTCAAGATGACCGAGATCCAGTCCTAGATTTTGCATATTGCAGTCACAAAGTATAGGCTGAAGCCCGAACTGTATGATAGGAAATACGGTAGTAGACCAAGAGACTTGAGGAGCTACCACTTTATTGTTTTTCATTTTCCCCGATTGAGCTAAGGCAGAAAAAGCTAGTAGATTTGCCGAAGATCCAGAGTTACAAAAGACTGAGTGCTTCACTCCTAGTTTTGCAGAGAATTTCTCTTCAAACTCTACAGTTAGCTTGTTCTTCGTTAAGATAGGTTTTGTTTTCAACCACTCAATCAAAGAGTCAATATCTGCATCATCTATGATTTCTGCACAAAGTTTTATCATGCTTCTACAATTCCTTTAAGCTGTTCCAGCAAAAATTCTTGATTTACACATTCCGGTATTTTATTGTCAGGGAAACAGGGTAATGTTTGTATTTTTTTATATTCAATAGTATTATAACAAAGCTCAAGAACTTTTTCATGTAGATGTTCTAAATTTTCAAAGTTTCTGACATGTAGAAATGCTTCTTCGTTGAACTCTTCTGCAACATCTTTGCATCCCCAATAAATAGGTATTGATCCTACATACTTGGGATGAATTATTTTTTCTGTGATCCAGCCATCTGATTCTCCGTTATCAAAACAAAGATTAAACTTGAAATCAGATAGATATTCCAGCTTGTGTTTTTCATCTCCGCCAATCGACGGCATATTAGTAAATGCTCTCCCTCTACTCTCTACAAGAAGTCCATTATCAATACCAAAGTTTATAAATTTAGGATACGCTTCTTTTCTGTAGCCCATATCATTGTTAGTTAATATAGAACAGAATTTACTCTTTTGTGAAACATTAACTTGATTCGTTAACTTTTTTGCTGACAAGAGAAACGCTTGATTTCTGCCCTCTACATAGCTTTCTTGCTGATCGCCAAACCAGTTTACATACATAGCCCACAGAGGTATTCTGACATTTCTATCATCTTCAAATTTACAAGACGAAATAGAAAAGTCACACTTGCTATAGTCGGGATCTCCTGTTCTGTCTATGGATTCTACTAACCAATGAACTATCTTGGAGCTGGTAAATCCTGATGTAAACCTTTCGGGAGGTGGAGCTTGATGACTAGCCGGTGAAACCTGACAGATTACAATGTCTGGATTACTATCTGTTATTGTAACGTCGTACTCTTTTCTAAGAGTGTTTGTTATAATGTTGTCGTACTCAAAGAAGCCGCCCCACATATTATAAAATTTTAAAGATATGTTTTTCATTTGTACCTCATATAAATAGTCTAATACATTATAGAGCTACTTATCGAGTTGTACATCTATTTTCTTTAAATTTTCTGAGAATTGTTTTAGCGTGCTTACTGTTGTTTCTCTGGCAACTCTTTCTGCGGTCTCAGCGGCATAAGCTTGGACTTCTGTTGGGAGTTCATTAGAAAGCGCCTGAAGAAACGTCTCAAACTTCATGGCTGTATCAGTTTGTATTGTGTGACTATAAGAAGCACCTTCCTCTAAAATGTCTAATCTTTTGTCTAAATATCGGTTGTTATATTCAGCTCTAGCGCCTATAAAAATAACGGCAGCTAGAAAGATGCCTCTAAAAATACTTGACTGGTTCACCTTCATGTTCATTCTCATCTTCTTCTTTATTGAGTGTCATTAATATTTTGGACACGATACCACTACGAACAATATCGCTATAATCCAGTTTGCAAACACCAACACCAGAAACTTCGGAAAGTTTATCCATACAAGTCTTAAGACCACCTTGATGTTTACCTAAGTCGGACTGTCTTAGATCTCCGTTTATCACAGCCTTAGAATCTTTTCCAATTCTAGTAATAAACATTTTGATTTGTTCAAACGTAGCGTTCTGCGCTTCGTCTAAGATCATAAAACAATTATGAAAGTTTCGCCCTCTCATATATTCCAGTGGGCATAACTCAATAATATCTCTACTCCTATAAGTTTCTACCGTATTCTTTGTGAGATATTGGTTCATCTCTTCTAGAATAGGTATTAAATAAGGATTAATTTTTTCTACTAATGTGCCGGGCAAGTGACCCAAACCACGACCCGACTCTACAACAGGTCGAGTAATAATAATTTTGTCTACTTTCTTTTCGATCAAGTATTCACACGCCATTCCGACAGAGACGCTAGTCTTTCCCGACCCAGCAGGCCCAGAGCAGAAAGTAACATCAGACCTGTTTATACTCTGCATGTAAGTTTCTTGATTGCGTGTTTTAGGCCGTAATATTTTTCTTCTCTGTCTTGTTGTCTTTGGTTTTTTTGCTTGTCTTGCCATTAATTATTCTCTACTGTTATAGTTTTAATTGCTGAATCCTGACACATTGGACATATCGGCTGAGAGCCGGGCTTATGTATACCAAGTTGGTGATGGGTCATAAGGATTGCTTGAATTATCTGTGATTCTCTAAGCCTTGAATGTAAGGGTAATTCTCTGAGTTCTTTTTCTATGGGAATTTTAAGTTCTATTGCTGGCTCCTTATTCATTATATGTTTGAACATATAGAAAGAGCCCGCTAAATTCAGTAAAGATAGTGAAAAAAGTACATAAACTGCGTTCTTAAAAAATTTCATTAGAATAATTCTTTTATAATCTTACCAGAGTTGGCAATCTTCATAGGTCTGCCGTTATTACTGGTAAATGTGGTTGTTAGTGAAATGTCAAGAGCTTTGCATACTGAAGCCATCACATCTTGAGAAGTGTAAGGTTCTGTATCAACGCGCGTGCCATCTGAATTAGTAGCACCGACAGCAATACCTCCATTCATTCCACCTCCACCAACGACAACGCTCCAACTTCGTGCCCAATGGTCACGACCTGCGTTCTGGTTGATTCGAGGAGTTCTACTAAACTCTCCCATCCAAATAATTACTGTGTCTTGTAGAAGTTCTCTCTGTTCTAGATCTTCAAATAGCGCACTCATACCTTGATCTAACATAGGAAGTTTGTTATCTCTTAATGTAGCATGAATATTCTGATGATTGTCCCATCCGCCAAGATTAACCTCTATAAACGGCACACCAGCTTCTACTAGCCGTCTAGCCATCAGACAACCTTTACCAAAGTTGTTGTTGCCGTATCTTTCTTTTACATTTTCTGGTTCGCCTGCAACTTTCAAAGCATCCATCTGTGAGCTTGTCAGTACATTAAATGCTTCCTTTAGAACTGATTGATGTTCTTTTGCTAGTGAGCCTCGTCTTTGGTTTATAAAATTACTTTCAATTGCATCCAAAGCGTAAGCTCTCTGATAAAATCTCTGATCTACTTTTACATCTAGATTTCTAATTCTACCATCGCTATTCACGCTAAATGGAGCATATTTAGAACCAAGAAAACCGGCGCCTATACTTCCTCCACCCACAGAAATAAACTTGGGTATAGAAAGATCTGGTCTTGGCGACTGATGTGAGATTACTGAACCATAACTAGGATGATCTATGCTTGGGTTCGGAACATATCCAGTATGCATATAATAGCGACCACGCATATGGTCAGCTTCACGAGTACTCATACTTCTAATAATAGCAGCGTTATGCATCTGTTTTGCCATGAGAGGCATATGTTCACATATTTGCACATCTCCAGAGGTATTGATGGGACGGAAAGGGCCTCCTGTAGGCGCTCCGGGTTTTAAATCCCAGATGTCCATAGTTGAAGGGCCACCGCCCATCCATAGAAGAATGGCGGACTTCCCTTTCTTTTTAAGTTCATCTTCGTTAGCTTTAACAGTTTCCGCTAATGATAGCGCACTAAAAACCGATGTTAGAAAGGTACGTCTTTGCATGTCTTCACCTCTTAAATTATAGCATGTTGATCTGAATCAGAGTTTTGAAACTTAGCATAATTTCTATGCCAATCATATTGATGATCTTGGTACGGTGTAGGCTCATCATTATTATCATTGTAGGCATAACCGAAATCTTGCTTGAGTGAAGCAGAGCTTCCGCTACCTATGCCCATTGTTAATAAGTCTCCCATAAACATAATATTATTTCCTTGTTAAAGCTGGTAAATATTTCATTTTTAACTCCTTTAGTAAAGCTTGAGCGCCCGATAAATTCCTTTTTAGCGAACGCCCAAACTGATTCCGATGGCGCCTCTCGCCGTTGGGTCGAGATCGAAATTAACTAATGCATTTGGGGCATTTACATACCTCTGCCTTACAAATGCAGTTTGTTTCTGGACACGGACACTCATCTACACAAATTTCACAAATTGTTGGTTGGTCGCTATTAAACATCTCCTTTATCTCCTCTTTGTTAATTAAGCATAACGCTGCAACTATAATAATTGCTACTAGCGGAAGTTTGATCTTCATATGACGATCACCCCCTCTCTAAATAATAAGGTCTTGTCGAACTGTACCACCGTCCACAATTTCTATAGGACGATCTCCCGGAGCCATAAGCTCCTTATCGGAAACGATTCCGATTCTATTGTATATTGTTGCTGCCCAATCTTCTACTGTCATTGGGTTATCTTCTGGTTCACTCGCTGTAGCATTAGAGCTACCATAAACCATTCCGTTTTTAATACCGCCTCCAGCCATAACTACACTGAAAACCTTTGGCCAGTGGTCACGACCAGCGGTAGCATTAATCTTTGGTGTACGACCAAACTCGGAAGCCAAACAAACCAGCGTGGAGTCAAGCATACCTCTATCACTAAGATCTTCAATAAGGGCCGCAAGTCCTTGATCTAGTGCTGGCACTTGTCCACGAATACCATTTTCTATATTGTCGTGCATATCCCATCCACCATAGGTGAGTGTGACGAAGCGAGTTCCAGCTTCTACTAAACGGCGAGCTAATAACATGCGAGCGCCAGCAGTATTTCTGCCATACTTGTCTCGCATCGCATCGCTTTCTTTGTTAATATCAAAAGCATCTCTGGCTTTTTCACTGCTAATCAAACTATAAGCACGATCATAAAAGCTATCTACGGCATCCAGAGAGTCTGACTTTTCTTTGGTAGCAAAGTAATCGTTGACTGCACTAAGCATTTTTCTTCTTGTTCCAAACCTATTATCATTCACACTGTCGGGCAGTCTGAGATCTCGAACCTGAAATCCATCACTAGCAGGGTCTGAACCTAAGCTGAAACCTGAGAATGAGCTACTTAAATATCCAGTACCTGCATATTCATTAGGTTGGTTTGGGATGCAGACGTATGGAGGAAGGTTTTGACGAGGCCCAAACTCATGTGCCACCACTGAACCCATTGATGGGTATTGAAGGGCTGGGCTAGGTCTATAGCCAGTAAACATATTATGTGTGCCTCGTTCATGAGCTGCTTCTCCATGTGTCATACTGCGAATAATCGTCATCTTGTCTGTAACTTTGGACGTTTTGACCATCATCTCATTTAATCTAGTTCCGGGAACTACGGTTTCAATGCTAGACATTGGCCCCCTGTATTCAAGAGGAGCAAAAGGTTTAGGATCAAATGTCTCTTGATGAGCTGAACCTCCCGGCAAATAGATATAAATAACAGACTTTGCTGGCCCCTCAATGCTTTCATAAAACTTCTGGTCAGCTTGAGCTTGCTCCATGCGGAAATAATCCGATAGACTCAAACCCAAGCCACCCAAAAAACCAACTTGCAGAAAAGATCTGCGATTACTTTTGCAATTCATAAAATTTCCTTTACCACATTCTGCAAGACCAGTACCGAGCTTTCCATTTTGGGCCCGGAGCTGTATCACATTTGTGTCTTGCTCTAAAACTTCTTCTTCTTTCAGGGTTATCCCTTTTAATTTCCATATTAGGATCGCCAAATCTAACAATAACAACTTTACCAGATCCATTCTTAGTATAAACTGCAAATTTCTTTGGCCCATCAGGGGTTCTAAAAGGCTTATTTAAAGTGACTTTTCTACCTTGATATTCTGCCGCTTTGGACTTTCTTGGATGTCCTTTTGGAAGAAGGTCATTATCCTGCGTGTATCCAGAATTAGAAGGTTTACCAGTTCTGAGTAATGTCAAAAAGGCATTTACTCTAGCCATAGCCCATCCATCTCTAGACATTTTTGGCGCATGACTTGTTGAGTAGGCTCCAGCCCCTCTACGATACACAGCTTTAAGCATACCAAGAGTTGCTTTTGATCCTTTGCCTTTAGCATTATGCTCTTTCACTTTCTTAGACAGTCTTTCGGTGGTCTTTTTACTAAAAGTGATTTTACCACTTGGGTTCTTTGCACTATCAGGCTTGTTTCTTTTTGAGCCTCTCTTCTGATCTTTTTTTGGTGCGGGAGTTCTACGGGGATCTCTAGGGCCCGGTTTGTCAGACTGAGCTTTCTTAAGCTCCTCTTGACTAGGACGACCTTCTTTTTCAGTGCGAGCAGGACGGTAGCTATCTCCTTCTCTCTGCTTTTTCCTCCTAATATTTTCCCAAAGTCCGGGCTTAGCTTGTGAAACATCCCATTCTTCAGTATCTTCACCAAAATCTACATACTCAGCTTCAGCAGGAATATAAAAGTTTTCCTCTGTAAGATCTTCTGTATATCCAGTTTCATTTAAGTACTCATTAAATGCGCTTGCGTAATCTTCTTTTTTCATTATAATATTACCTTTCCTTCACCTTCTAGCAGGTATCTTGGTCTGCCAGAGTTATCAACTCTCTGTGTGCCTTTATCTATTCCAAAATGATCAAATAGGGTTGCCTGTAAATCCAAAGGCCCAACAGGTCTTTCTGTAGGACTGTAAGATCTATCAGCCTCTCCGATGGTTCTTCCTGCTGCATACTCTCCACCGAACATAAACATCGGCGTGATTGATGGCCAGTGGTCACGACCGGCATTTGCATTAATTTTAGTTCTTCCAAATTCGCCAGTTACTACCAATAATACTTTATCACCTAAACCTCTATCGGACACATCCTGTATAAAGCCTGCAATAGCTTTATCGACAGGAGGCACTCTTGTCTTTAGGGCATTTGATACATTGCTATGCATGTCCCATCCGCCATAATGAAGCGTAACAAATCTTGTTCCGTATTCTACAAGACGACGAGCAAGAAGAAGTTGTTCACCAATATCTTTTGCTTTAGTTGACCCATAGAGAGCTTTTGTTTTTTCATTCTCTTTTTCTACTGCAAATGCGTCTTTTGCAGATCCTAATATTACATCGTATGCTTGCCCCTTGTAAAAGTCTACTGAGTTGGCGCTTCTGCTTGCGACTGCGGCGGCATCAAGTCCTTTGAGCAGGTCTTTTCTTGTAGAGAATCTATCAAGTTCGACTCTTGGGGTAAGGTTGTCTTTATTGGATGGATCGAAAGGTTTATATGCTCCACCGAGCCAAGCACCTTCATCACCTTCGATTTTACCTTGCTTAACATATGTTGGTACTCCATTTTCTTGGTTGTTAGCTCCATAACATGCAGATACAATAGATCCGAATGAGGGGTACTTTGCCATAGAAGTGGTGGTTCTTTCTGGATTATACTGTCCGGTCATCATAAAATGAGTCCCTTGTCTATGAGAGGAATCTCTGTGACTAAAGGAATTTACCACATTCATTTTGCCGGTATGTTTAGCTAGTTCTGTCCAGTCAGCACCTAAATTTATGTTCGTTTTAACATCATAAATAGAACCGTTTACTGCTTGCCATTCGGTAGGCACAGTGTCTGTAGGAGCGTGAAATGTTTCAAACTGTGTTGGCCCTCCTCCAAGCCATAACCAAACAACTGCCTTATCTTCATATGCATCAAAACCTTCTTGAGAAAACGCTTTGTCGGAAAGTCCGATAGAACTCATAGCTGCGCTGATGCCACCTACCCTTAAAAAGTTTCTTCGATTGAAAATAAAGTCTAACATTTTGGTCTCCTTAATAAGTTGTTGATTGTGTTTTTGTGACTATTGATCCATTTGTGTATGGCATGTAGTCATTGTTGTCATTTGTATAAGAGAAAGACATTTCTACATTGCCTCCTCCTGTATCTCCACCCGAAAATCCAACGCCTGTACAATAATTCTTTGACCCCAAATCAAAAATTATATTATCAAATTTCAGGACTATTTGCCGATCAGGAGTTGGAAATGTGCCCATAAAAATATTGTTGTTGTCTGATATTAGTATATCTTGTTGGACTGACTTTCTAGCTATTGCGCTGATTTCACAAGTAACTTCAACAGGCGTTTCTACGTACTTATATTTGTTTTGCTCGCTTGGATTGGTGCCCTGATTTGAACCTCTCCAAAAACCCGTATCGGCAAGTTCAGAGTAGCTGACCGAAAGACTAATTCCTATTGATTGTATAACCCTAACTTTTATATTATCATCTACTGTTAGTATGGCTGCGTCAACCTCAGTTGGAAATATACTGTTTTCTGTGTCGAAGTTTTGCTTTCTCATAAGAGTTCCAGACTCTCCAAGAGCCGGAATAGAACCGGCAGACTGCTTCGTCAGGTTATTGGTAACGAGGGTAATACTTTCAGTAAATATACCATCAACAGAGAAGTTATACGAAATCTCTGTAACCAAACAATATTCAAACTTTACTGAATCGACAGAACCACTTATGGTCGTATCATCACCATAAGTCAAACCAATTTCATATTCTTTTAATCCAGTCCAGCCAGCTATACCTAGATTGGAATTTTTTAGAAGATAAGAGTCTTCATAATTGCCAGTTCCTATAGTATAGAAAGGCGTATCACCAGATCTTAGATGTCGTTCTATTGTTATTGTCACTTCTGGCTTGTTGTATCTATCTCCAAAAGCCTGAGATCTTCCGGTATCAAGTATAGCTTCAGCGTCAGCGCTATAGTCAACGCCAACGCTTTGGACGTTCTTTAAGTACGTGCCATCAACGAAGACCGCCTGACACGCATAAAAAACTCTGTTACCCATAGTAAGTACCTTTATTAAAAGTCGTCAACTAAATTTCCTACAGAATACTCAGTGACTCTAGTCTCGAAAAAGTTCTTGCATTTTTCCAGATCAATGATCTCGCTCATCCAAGGAAATGGGTTCTGTGCATTTCCATAAGGTGATGGTAAATTTAAATTGGTTAATCTTCTGTCAGCAATAAACTGAACATAATCAATAAACATATCTGCGTTTAATCCTAAGATACCATTTGGTAGAACATCTCTAGCATATGCTAACTCTAGCTCCATAGCTGTATCAATATGCTCGATGGTTTCTTTTTCCATTGCTTTTGTCCAGATCTTAGGATTGTCTTCTCTCAATCTATTAATAAGAGTTGTCCCAAAGTTGATGTGGATACTCTCATCACGAAGTGTGTATTGAATTTGCTCTCCAATTCCCGGCAGTTTGTTTTGCCTATTAAATGAAAGGAGCATAGCAAAGCCAGAGAAGAAGAAAATCCCTTCACAGATAACATAATAAGTAATAATATTACGAAGGAATTCCCTTTTCCCCTCCAGCGTATTTATATTAAAATCAGGGCGATTGATGTCAGTTGTAATGTTCATCAAGAACTCGTCTTTGGCCTTGATACTCGGAATTGAATTATATGCCTGATAAACTTCATCAATATCTAAGTTCAAAGAGTCACAAACATAAACCACAGTAAGGTTGTGGAGGCTTTCCTCATATGCTTGACGCAGAATATATTGGCGACATTCTGGATCTGTTACAAACTTGAATACACTGAGAAGCAAGTTATTGGCAACCAAAGATTCTGATCCAGCAAAGAACCCTAAGCATCTCTTCACAACTAATCTTTCATCTTCGGATAGAGAGTTAGATTTCCACTGTTCAATGTCTTTTGCCATAGAGACCTCTGTAGGCATCCAATTGTTAGCGGCTCCGTCGATGAATAAATCCCATGCCCATTTGTTTGTATGCGGCAAGATTTGATTCACAGTGGCTACTTTATCTGATATAATTTCTTTGCTTTTTTTCATTATTGACAACTCTCACATCCGGGATCTAAAATAGAACATGCCTTAATTTCTTCTGCTTGTGGCTCTTCGGTTGACTTAAAACTAACAGTTGATTTCTCAACGCGAGTGGCGGCTTTGCCTCTCAAGTAATATGTAGTTTTTAATCCGTTTTCCCAAGCACAAAAATATAAGTCATTCAAAAACTTAAGACTGTCATGTTTGTTGTAAAGATTAAGCGATTGTCCCATATCAATCCACTTCTGTCTTTCAGCCGCAGCCTTAATTAAAATTTCTGGTTCAATATCAAAAGCAGTAATAAACTCTCTCTGAATATCTTCATCCAGATCAACCGCCATAACGTCTCCGTCAGCAGTTTTTAGAGCATCTACTAGCTCTTGACACCAAATACCCTTCTTCTTAGCCATTGCAACAAAATGTTCATTGACCATAGTAAACTCTCCACTGAGTGTTGAGTACACATAAAGAACCGAGTAATCTGGCTCAATAGACTGCGAACAACCCTGAATATATGAGATGGTTGCGGTAGGAGCGATTGCCATGACATTACTATTACGCATACCATGTTTTCTCACTAATTCCCTAACCTCATCCCATTCTTCTACAAAGTTCTCGAAGTCCTCTTTCTTATACACATTATCTGACCTGTGAGTCTCTCTCTGATTCATTAAATCACAATAAGTATCTATAGGAAAATTACCTTTATCCCATTCGGAACCCTCAAAAGAGGGGTATGCGCCTTTTTCCTTAGCTAATAATGCTGACGTTTTGATCGCATGTAAAGAAATAAATTCTTGTATTTTCCCGCACAGTATGACTGCATCTTGAGAATTATACGGTATTCCTAGCTTGTGTAACACATCATGAGTACCCATAATACCAAGCCCTACAGGTCTGTGTTTCAGGTTTGACTTTTTGGCTTCTTTTGTAGGGTAGAAGTTTAGATTTACAACATTGTCTAAGCCTCTAACTGCCACCTCTACGGTTTTCTGTAGCTTTTTCCAATCAATAGTTCTAACTTTTAAGTGCGATGATAGATTGATACTGGCGAGATTACAGACTGCTGTTTCACCTACCTCGACAATTTCACCTTCTTCATAAACTGTAGGTTTGGTGTGCAGTAAAATCTCAGTACACAGATTAGAAGAATGGACTACACCCTCATGTTTATTAGAATATCTTATATTAGATGGGTCTTTAAAGGTGATCCAAGGATGTCCAGTTTCATAAAGCGCAGTAAGAACTTTCTTCCAAAGGTCTTTAGCATTAATAGTTCTATAATTATTTATTTCTCCATTGTCTGCGGCTTTCTTATATTTTCTATAAACCTTAGTAAACTCTTTGCCGTAGGTATCGTGTAACTCTGGACATTCTGCTGGATCAAACAAATACCAATCTTGGTTTTTTGTGACAGCTACCATAAAGTCATCTGGAATCCATAAGGCAGTATTCATGTCGTGACAACGACGGCGATCATCTCCAGTATTTTTTCTAAGGTCTAAGAAGTCTTCAATGTCTAAATGCCAAGGTTCAATATAAGAACATCCAGCACCTTTTCTTTTTCCTCCTTGATTGACCGCCACTAATAAGTCATTGAATATTTTTAACCAAGGAACAAGGCCTGTAGACTTTCCATTTGTGCCTTTTATGTAGCCGCCTGTAGCTCTTACGCTAGACCAATCAACACCAAGCCCTCCAGCATATTTCGACAATCTAGACTGTCCATGTAACGTACCAAAGATGCCATCAATTGAATCTCCCACTGTACTCAAATAGCAAGAAGAAAGCTGAGACCGTTTTGTCCCACTGTTAAACAGTGTAGGAGTAGATGGAGAATATCTAAACTCTGACATCATATTATATATTTCGAGAGCCTTCTCTTCTTTATTATCCCCCTCTGCAAGACATAGACCCATAGCTACTCGCATATAAAATGCTTGAGGGGTTTCCATTCTCTGTTCATTTAGGTGGATAAAATAGCGATCATAGAGGGTTTGGATGCCCAAGTATTTGAATAGTTTGTCCCTTGATGGAACCATATTCTCAGCTAGGTAATCAAGATCATAAGAAAGGAGTCTATCACTGAGCCTCTCTTCTTTTACTAACCTTTTGATGTTTTTCACAAAAGCTTTTTTGTACTGCTCTTCAAAATTTTCACTACCTACGTCTTCGCCAAACACCTCTTTATAAAGATTGTTAAGTAGCATCCTCGCAGCTACATAAGCATAGTTTGGTTCTTTTTCTATCTTAGAGCGAGCAGATAATATCAGCGCCTTGTTTATTTCTGATGTTGGTATCTTATTGTAGAGTTGCAAACTAGCATCAAGAACTACTTCGCTCACAGAAACATCTTCAAGTTCATTACAAGCCCTTTCAACGCACTCATTTATCTTGTCTAAACAAACATCTTCTAGTCTACCGTTGCGTTTTTTAATTTTTATATCTTGGCTCATAAGTCTCACTGGAATCAAAGGTTAGTGTAAGTGTATAAAAAAAACGACACTTATAACATACAGAGATAGGAACTTGTCTACTCTAAGTTTATCCCTGTGCCTTTCGGCTTGTCGGGGTAAGTGTCGTTTAGCCTGTTTTCCAAAACTGGCTTTTTATTCCCCAACGACTGTTAAATTATAGTGTTCGTTGAGCGGATTTGCAAGATCTAATTAATGACTAACCGCCAAAAAATGATCTTTTTTCGTCGTCACCATCTTCGTCTTCCGAGACTGGCTCTGGAGCCGGAGCTGGTGCTGGTACTGGGTCTTTTTTAACACCCAAAGCTTCCGCCATAGCGGTAAATACTTCAACAAGCTGTTCATGGTTCTGAGTGCCAAGAATAACCTTATCTAACATATCTTTGATTACAACTTTGTCCATTTCTAAAATCTCCTATTTACAATTATGAATGGCTTCTATTATCTTTTCTGTTACAGACAACTGTGTCTGATGAATAGATTCTTCTAACTTGTCCATCTTATTATCAATCTTAGTCTCCAATCCGTCAACCTTATTCTCTAAAGAATCCAATCTTCTTGATATAGAATCATTGACTTTTTCTTCTAACATTGCTAACTTACCCCCATGCTTGACTATAGTTCTAAGAACCCAAGCAATAAGAGGTAATGCGACCATGCCGAAAAACTGCGTAATTTCTTTTACTAACTCCCATGTATCTTCCATAGCGATCACCCCTAAAAAAAATAAGGGGAGGGAAACCCCTCCCCTTGTAAAACTCTAAATTGTTATTACATACCAGTGATGGCTTTGTAATCGAAGAAGTCTCCGCCACTGCTTACGCTTAGTGTTACGAAGTCTACCTTCAATACTAGTTCACCCGGAATTGCGCGAGTTGGGTTACCAGCATTGTCTGCTGTTCCCTGTACATCGCTTCCTGTTGTTGCGCCAGCCATAGCAGTACCATCTAGCTCTGCTGGAGATGCTGCTGCGGTGCCGGAAGAATTCAACCAGTTAATACGCATGTTGGTGATCGTAGCGCCACTGTCAAGAGTACCAGTCCAGCTGAACTGATTTTGTCTCCAGCCAGTAAGTAGCTTGGCTCCGTAATCGCCTTGGAATGTAGCAATAGACTTTCTGTTGTCCCCTCTGCCCATAGTGAGTAGCTGAGTTTTAGATACGCCAGAGAGAGTTGAAGAAGATCTAGCAATAACGTATTTGCCCTCTTCGCTGTAACCAAAAGTACCAGCAGATAGAGCTTTTTGTACGTTGTAAATACCGCTAGCTGTGACGCTTGGTAGCATGTTGCTATCTGGGGCTACTGCTACACCGTCTAAAAGAGTAAGACTTTTTGTTATAACGTCACCAGTAGTGTCGTTACCTAGAATTGTACCACCCTGTGTTTGCGAAACAAAAGTCCCGCCAGTTGTGTTCTTTAGGTGGCTGTTGTTGCTTGGAACTGCCATTATACATGACTCCTATAAAAAATAAAGATATTTTATTCCCACATTTGTCCGTATAATAATCCAAGTCCTACTATATATTACACAAATTGTCAAGTATTTTATATGATTTTATTCTGATTCCATAGATATTTGATTTATAAAAAATATCATAATGATCTTGGCTTAGTATTGGAGAACAGCTAACAACAGGCATATCTATCTGGTCTTCTATTGTTTTGCAACATATTATATTATCTACAATGTCATCTACCATTGTTCCTGTTCCAATAACTATCTCGGAAGAATTGTTGGATTTCAGGCAATAACACAAGTCCATTACAAATGACCAGTCAGAAACCCTGTATTCTATTACAGGACGAAGAGAGATGTCATATTCACTACAAGCAGAAGCACAAGACTTGAAGTCTTTTCTTATACTAGCTAAATTAGATGCTTCTAAATCATTTCTATTTATAACTAAGTCAATGCTTTTGGCTCCTCTTCTTTTTGCTAATATTATATCGTGTATTCTCACGTTTGTGTCGGATATACCGTATGGGTAATCCACAATAGCAGAAAAGTTCAGATGCTCCTTTATTAGCGATTCATCAATTCTAGATAGTAGCCCTGACGGAGTGCAGATCGTATCTACTTTGCTGTTTGCAGAATTAAATATACACTCCAGAACGGAGCTGTAATTAGCTTCGTTACACAAGACTTCTAATTTCATTAGTCATTGTCCTCAAATATCGCTAGTGCGCTGTTGACGGCTCTACGTGCAGTCTCTCTACTGTAACCGTTCTTCTCTCCAATCTCGACCATGGTCATTCTGTCGAGGTAGCGTTGCTTTAGAATCTTCTTCTGGTCTTCATTGAGGTCTGAGAGCAGGACTTCAATGTTTTCTTTTGGAGTGTGGCAGATGTCAAACGGTATGCCATTCTTCTCTCTTCTTCTAATTCTAAGCTGGTTCATCATCGCATAGTTGAGTTGTTGATACAGAAAGGTTGTAAATTTAACACCTCTAGTTTCATCAAAAGAGTTCAGGCACTTCCACAATACTTCTAGCCTTAAAGATGAGATGTCATCTGGGTCAACACTTTTACAATATTTTGCGCAAACAGAATCCATAATTTTTTTGTAATCAATATTTTCTAAAGCTTCGTTTAGATCTCTAGTCTTCAATTTAAGATACTTCTTCATTCTTGCTCCTTAATATGGTTCCACCAATTTTATCACGTAAGTTTTCAAATTTATTTAAATCATTCAAATACTCATCGTTTAGTGTATCTGACATGATATACTCAATTTCTGCCGTTGGACTAATGAAGATAGCCCAGTAAGGCTTTTCAGAGACTTGATTTTTTACCATCTCAATAGTTTCTTCTACTTCGAGAATGATGTCATCTCTTCCTGATATTGTATCTTCTATATCGAGTTTTACAAGTGTAGAATTGAAAAGTTTTCCAATTCCAATAAACATTGTGTATCTCGATAATACTTTTATCGCCTCAACCCCTTGAATTTCTTCAATCTTTTTTACCATATTTTTAGTAATATCAAAAGAAGTATAGCAGAACCAACAGTCCCATCTATTAGAAGGCTTTAACATTGATTCTGCGGCGAACAGGCCATAAGGAGTATATAGCACTTTAGGTTGTGGAGGTTCAACTGGAGCATACTTTAGCATATTTTCCATCATCTCTAACTCTTCTTCTGTTAGGTGATCTAGAAAATTTATTGGTTCTTCAGAAAGAATTTCATCAACTATAGCGTTCCAGCTTTCCCAAGCTATCGTGGCTTTTTTAGACATTTTTTGTACTCCACGTTTACTGTTTGAACTTTAGTCTTATATATAATACACATTATTCAAACTTAACAGCGCTAGGTCTTACAACCAAATCGCAGTTTTTTGATTCTTCCTTGAAGGAGTCATAATAAGTAAGGAACGCTAAAAATTGATCTTCTCCACCACCATTGTCGGCAGAGCATTGTCTTTCAATCTCTTTTAGTATTTCCGTTTCATACTCTCCAGAATTGACTTTATATAATAAACTAGCAAAAGCTGAGATGTCTTCTAGAGAGTTTCCCCATCCGCATTTAAAATATATATCATAAGTTTCCGGTTCTACGAATACAGTAAAATAAGAACTGCTAGAAACAGAATCTTGTTGTGGTAAATCTGGATATTGATCTGACATACCTTTCTCCAATTTTGTTTAAGTTGTCGGTGTTATTAAGATTCAGCATTTTACCTTTTATACTAAACCCTGCAACATATGGAAAATGACAGTAGTATACAACCTCAAACTCGTCTTCTGAAACTCTACAAAAGTCAGCTAGCTGATAGTCAAGCCATTCTGTATCATACTTAATATATTCAGATGATAGTTTGCCTAAACATTCTGGAACATCTTCATTATAAAAGTATCGGTTTATAACATTGCCATCTTGATCCAAAAGTAAACTATTTCTAGTTGCATCTGCTATGTTTTTTGAATTATCGAAAGTCACCGGCAAGATCGACAGTTTAATCTTCATTGTTGCTTTCTTCCGCTTCTTGCGAAGCTTTTAAGTATTGAGCTTTTAATTCTTGAACAAACTGAAAATTGCCTCTAGCATCATTATAATCTTCTAGAGCGTTTCTAAATTCCTCAAAGATTTGAGGGTGTTCACCAATACCGGCAGGATTTGACATATACACTTTCATTGTTAAACCGGCTTCGTCCATCTTAGCTTTGTAGTGAGATTCTGCTGCCGATATAAAATCAATATTCATCTTGTGTTCCTTATTTAATAAAAGAGCCTAGCGCTTCATGCGCTAGACTCAGAATCATGATTCTCAAATATGTCTACTCCGTTGGACGAAGAGAATCACCCACAATCCATGCGATAGCTACAGCCACAATGCTGGTAGCTGTTTCTGGTGGAATGCCGATGACATCTTGGAGGCATACAGTAACAACTGAACCAACTGCCGTCCAAAAACGTTTCGACTTAACCAGACCTTTAATTTTATCTACCATTTTTCTTCTCCTATAAAAGATATTGGTTGACTAAAACATTGTAACATATTTCTACACAATAGACAAGTCTATTCTAAGCCTTTTATGAATTTTTTAGCCGAGTTCTCCCAAGAAAACTCTTTAGCGGTGTAAATACCGTCAATATTTGTTTCCAGATTTCCTTCTTGTTTTAACGTGTGTATCGCTCTCATGTAGGTAACAACTTGTTCTAGCTGGTTACTACCCAAAGAAGCCCATGAGCCTTGACCATGAAACCAAACTCCATCTTGAGCCGGTTCAAGATTGTCTATCGAAACCAAGTGACAATTCTTTGCATTGCAAAACTCCGTGTGTGCTGAATATTCGGTAGCTATAACATGTTTGCCACACGCCATCATTTCTAAAAGTTCCAGATTCCAGCCTTCAGCTCTAGCAGGAAAAACTCCACAATCAGCTTGTTTCATAACATTGTAAACATCTCTGTGTGTGTTCTGTCTCGGTATAATCCTGATCTTATCACCAAGAGGAGATTCTTTATAAAGTTTTTCCCATTGTGATTGTTGCTCAGGTGAGTAGAAGGGATTGCTACACATCATCCACAATTCAACTTCATCCGAGTGGTCAAATGCGGCGTTAAAACAATTCACTAGTATATCATGACCCTTTCTGACTTCCCATTTTCCGCAGTTGAAGAATACCGTTTTTGGTCTAGTAGAATCGTGAGGTTTGAAAATTTGCGTATCTACACCAAGAGGCACCACTTTAGTTTCAACTCCGGTTTGTTGTTCTACTATTTCTTTTGCCCATTTTGAGCAGGTGAAAATTCTGTCATTATATTTTATGCTTTGTTTTTCCAGCTCGTTAAATCTTTCAAGCTCGAATATAGGAAAACCAACGTGCATACCTTTTCCGACGTGTCCATGTAATTCATGTTGATGCCATATTTTGACAGAAGGATTCTTTTCATGACATTCTTGCATGGTGATCTTTTGTATAAACGGATCTGACATCTCCGGTTTGCCAATCGGAAGATAGTTTACCTGATTGCCCTGCGACAATAAATTCTTAATTATATTATAACTTGCGATGCCATATCCGAGATTGTTTATAGGCGCTGTAATATTAATCATTTTGACCTCTAGCTATTTTGTAATAATGATAAACATTTCCAAGATCAACCTTAGAACTATCAAAAATGTCGTTATCTAAAACATTTAGGAAATCTTTGTGTAGTTTATTGTTTTCCATCCATACGGCATGGTCTTCAAAGACTTCGCGCTTCCAAGTTCCCCAGTCTGTTATAATTGAAAAATTCATCTTGTCTACACCGTCTAATGAATTAGCCAACTCAACACATGCAGGCATCTCTTTATAGTTGTTCTTTTGTACTACTGAGTCAATCCTAAGTATGTTAATTTTACCTTCAACTCTCAATCTTGACAACATTTCTATGTTCTTCATCAGCAAGTCCCAATCGCCACCTATACGTATCTTATCATAAGTTTCTTTAGTGGCAGCGTCGATAGACACAATTACCTGATTGATATTGTCATGGCACTTGTGTAGCATGTTCCACATTTTTTCAGTAAGCATGACTCCGTTTGTTTGTAGGTTTATCATTATTTCTGGGTGCTGTTTCCCATCAAAATTTATCAAGAAGTCCCTGAAAACTTTTGAGCCGAACGGATCGCCAGAGCCAGTGATGTTTAGCGAAGTATGACCTTTTGGTTGCTCGTTTAGAACAAAATCCATTATCTTGTTTTGTATCGCAACAGCATCATCATATTTCTTTCCCGAAGTATGAAGTATCGAACTTATCCTACAGCTAGGACATTTTAGATTGCAAGAATCGTCCCACAAAAAGTTGACATGTTTAATTCTATCCATGTCAGTAATATTGTTTTCTATTATATGCTTATGTCTTTCTTGTGTGACATCTTCTCTTTTAGGCA